AACGCTCCGTCTAGCATAATAATAATAACCTTAGCTGTACTTATTGTACCGGCGAAACTCAACGCTCCGTCGATTAATCGGTTGGTTTGTTTGATCGTAGCACCGGCGAAACTCAACGCTCCGTCGATTAATCGGTTGGTTTGTTTGATCGTAGCACCGGCGAAACTCAATGCTCCGTCGAGCAATCGATTCGTTTGTTTGATCGTAGCACCAGCGAAACTCAATGCTCCGTCGAGCAATCGATTCGTTTGTTTGATCGTAGCACCGGCGAAACTCAATGCTCCGTCGATTAATCGATTCGTTTGTTTGATCGTAGCACCGGCGAAACTCAATGCTCCGTCGATTAATCGATTCGTTTGTTTGATCGTAGCACCGGCGAAACTCAACGCTCCGTCGATTAATCGGTTGGTTTGTTTGATCGTAGCACCGGCGAAACTCAACGCACCGGCGAGCAATCGGTTTGTTTGTTTGATCGTAGCACCGGCGAAACTCAACGCACCGGTAATTGCCACTGATGTCGATGCTGATGATCGTACAAATACTTTTTTACTAGGCTGTTTGAATAAGCTATAGGGATCGCTTGTTAATTTTTGTGCGGCACTTTTGGATAACTGTGATTTCCACATTCCAAAGAGTCCGACATGAATATTATCTGATTTATATGAGAAACTAGAAGCAAAACCATATCCTAATCTAAACCCTAAGGTTGCGTTATTTCGACTAGGGTTAGCTGAATTACTGGCGACTAGTATCCCATTTCGCCAAATCTCCATCCCCCTAGCCCCGCTAGTAAATAACCAAGTACTAGCTTTCGTAACATCAGTGAGCGTATAGGATAATCTCGAAGTGCCTTCGGTAAACCCTCCAAAGTCCCAATACACTTTTCCATCGCTATCTGGCAGATGTGCGCTACAGCGATCAGCAGCCGTGTTTGCAGTTGGATCGTTTAAACCAAACAATACACTAGCTCTAAGAGTAGTATCTATTTTTTTACAAACAACTAGGATAGAAATATTCTGTGTTGGGAGTAAAGTAGATGCGTTTGACGTTAGCTCTATGTATGATGTAGACGCATTTGAAAAATACTGACTCTTGCCTAACTCATATGCGGATTTAACAGTTCCAACCGGAGTATATTTTTTTGAATCTACGAAGTTTATAGATGCAAGGCCAGGTATATACACACATGCAGGTTTTTTAAACTCTTTACTGGTCTGAAGTTTCTGCCCAGGTTGCAGATTATTAATCAGACTTCCTGAGTTTCCTACCATGCTATTACGCCGCCTTCCGACTAAAAGGAGTTACTTTTAGAGTCCAGCCTGCGTTTATAGTTTGTCCAGTAGCATTATTCAAAATATAGTAGGAAGCCTCCCAAGGCACATCATAGGCAACTAATTCAGAATATTGTACAGTAGATGAACCTACGTTATTAACTAGGAACGATCCTATCCAGTAGGGTATAAATGTAGCTTCGGGTACATCTGTGTCGTTAGTAGAATCTATATTTAATGGTCTAGCTACTAGAGTAATTTCAGCGTTTTCTGTAGGCGGAGTAGTATACGCGAACGCTAATACAAACTTAGCATCAGGAAAACTCGCACCATCAGCAACTATACCATAACTTGCATCATCGGCAGCAGTTATGGCATTATTGGCTGTAGATGCACCATTAGCTTCCAATGTTTTTGGTGTTCCGACAACAATAATAGTTTCACCAGCCATGTTAGTTTCTCAATATGTCTGAAATATCGTTAGTAGTTATACTACCTTCAAACGTAAGCAAACCTGGACTTACGGTAGTACCTGTGCCAGTTGCCAAAGTTTTTTCGGCGTTAGTTACATTTCGTTTAGATAGAGTAAGTATTGCTGTTTGAACAGCTACTTTAGCAGCAGTTCCAGACCATACATCTACTATACCGGCTCTAATATTACTTTTTGATGGATTGAAAGAACCGAATTTAAGTATGAAGTCTGACCACTCATCACGCTTACCGGCTGTTAAGCCATCCACAAGTGTAAAATCAAACCCCGTATCAGCATATACATCTGTTGCAGTTACATTTGTTTTCCAAACAATAAATGTACTATTCGCATTAAACCAATCAGCAATGCAAACATCATTTCCTCCAGTAATACAACTAGATATAGAAGGTTCCGCTAATGCAGCAGTTTTAAGTGATGTTTTTTGTTCAGTAGTAAAAGCTGATACTGAACAACTAACAGTAAATAGTAAAATCAATAATAATTTATTCATGGTTTTATCTCTCTATAATAATTTGATATTTGTGTTTTACGTAACTAAAAATTTTATACTTCCATGTATCTATTGTACCGGCGAAACTCAACGCTCCATCGAGCAATCGGTTCGTTTGTTTAATCGTAGCACCGGCAAAACTCAACGCTCCATCTAGCAATCGGTTGGTTTGTTTGATCGTAGCACCGGCAAAACTCAATGCTCCATCAATTAATCGATTCGTTTGTTTAATGGTTGAGCCGGCAAAACTTAACGAACCTGATAATGAAACAAAAATTGCCCTAATACCATCAAATGAACCAACAAAACTTAACGCCCCGTCGAGCAATCGGTTGGTTTGTTTTATCGTTACACCAGCAAAACCCAACGCTCCATTGAGTAATCTGTTCGTTTGTTTGATTGTAGCACCGGCAAAACTTAATGCTCCGTTGAGCAATCGATTCGTTTGTTTGATCGTAGCACCGGCGAAACTTAACGCACCGGCTATATAAACATTACGACTACCATCAAAAGCACCTAATGTTCCAGAGCCTAATGTGTTCATTGCCTAATTTCAGTAATATGGATAAAACACTTACTTTTTCCATTGAATAACACTGATCCAGTCCCACTACCATTCGCATAAAAAATACCAGCATCACAACCGATTCGTAATTTATAAGTTCTTGCTGATGTGTTACCTGATATTTCTTCATGCTCCAATTTAGGTGGTGGCGCTGAATACGTTGATGCGCGAGAATATGTAACACTTAAAGCGTCTGCTGTAGAATCAACAAATAATGCAGCCACCGCAACATAGGAAGCTGAATTACCTATCCCGCTACTTCCACACTCTATGCGTATTATGCTATCTGCGAATTTTGGCGTATATGCTAATGTTATAACCTCCGTTCCTTCTGTATTTTGTGGAGTCGTGTTATCTATTGGCACTAATGTTGAGCATGTTACTAATGTTGATATGGATGTGTATGCAGTACCTACGATAATACCAGTCGTATCAGCACTTCCAGAAATTCCTACAATAGCCGCTGAAGTAAGCGAAATTGCTGACGGGGTCGTATTGTCAAATGTTCCTGCATCAATCGTGCGTATTGGCATAGTACGCGCAAGTGTCCAAGGCGTACCTGTTGTTAATGTGCCGTAACCTTCTTCACGATTATTCCCATCCTCAATCGCGTAATAAACTTTATCGCCGGTTGCAAAGTTATCTTGAAATCGACAATAGCCAGCAACCGCTCCACCAAGAGTAATAGTGCCGGTTCCCGGCGTACCGCTAACTGTTTCTTTAACCCAATCTGCTAATTTTGGCATTTTCGCACCAGATCATTAAACATATCTTTAATAATATCGCGTAAGGATTCGCCAAATTGGTAATAGATGTAATATTTCAGCAGATACTCATTCATAAATTTATACACTCGATACCAAAATAAATAAATTCACCACGATCTGTAGTGTACACGCTTTGTTTGCATCGTAACGGATGCTTGACGGTCGTTATCGTATCAACGCATCCAGACAACAACAAGATTAATGCGAGCGCATAGCCGCATAATTTCGTATTAATGTTTCACCACCAGCATCAATGCGAATGATTTTACCGTCAGTAACTTCGATCAGCATGGTTTTAGGTATTGGATCAGGCTTTTTACATTCAACGGTTTGCATCGGTTGTATATCCGGCACATTTATCGGTGTGTACGCGCAACCGCTACAAATTATTATCGTCGTCAAGAATATCTTGTACACTTTTTTTAACCTGATTCGGTATTTCATATTTGACATCACGATTCAACGTCGAGTCGAACATATAACCAGCCGTGTATGCTGCCACAATAGCCATTCCGGTCCCTGGCATGGATGCTGCAATGCTGATGCTGGACGCTAATATAGCCAATAGCGATTGCATCGAACTTACCCAATCGCCCATCATGTATTCTTTAAAACTGCTTGTCGTCCTGGATTGTTTATATCGCGTCAGCCAATGCCCAAATAAACCCAGGAATCCAAACAGTATAGTTAAACCGTAAATCATATAAATGTACTCCTGGTGCGATGCGGTCGTGATTGATACTTATCTGCGTGATGTTCGGCCAGTGGTCGTGTGCCGAATATCTTTTCAAACTCAATCAGATTTTCAGCAGCTTTTGTGGGATTCGTAACATCTTCATCAGGTGACTGGTACATTCGATGCAGTACCCAATAATTTAACGCTCTGTGCAGATTCTCGCGGATCTCAGGTGATGATTTATCGCCGGTCATCTTCTTACCCAAGCGATAAACTTCCAGTTTTAGCGTATATGCTGCGTCCGGTTCAGGTGTCACCTCAACAGTGTTACCATCGTGAATTAAATACGCAGGTGTATCTGGATCATAATCACGCCATCCTGGGCGTTCATAATCAAGTTCGGTTGTGGTCGTCAGTCTAAGTTTAGTGCGAATACTTGACTCGTCAAGTACGCTTGCGTAGACAATTCCATGAATACGTGGGCTAATTGCGTAAACACTTGTGCCGGCGATTATATCAATCGTGCAGATTGAACTGGATTTATCTTTGATTAAATCGGCGCGAATACACGCCTCATCTTGAGCTTCGTTCAAATAATCAAGATAGGCTTCTGGCGACAGTGCGTGTAACTGCGGCATGTCATCGGTAAACCGGGTTCTATAATTAGCTTCCAGCTCCGACACGTACATTAGACAGTTCCGAATTGATCAACCAGCGCGATAACTTCAGTTCTTAATGTTTGAATCGACTTCCGTTTGTCTAATTTCTGTCCGTAATCATTCGCGGCAATTGCGTTCAACGCCTCGTATGAGTCGAGATTATTAATTGAATCTCTTAAATCTTGGGTTTCGTCTGCTTCGTTTTTCAACGGTACTGGTTCAAAAATACCGGCTGTTAAAATATCACCTTCGGCAAACACATCAGGATGTTTCAGCATCTTCGCATAAACATCATCAGGCACCAGGCGCGATTCACCTTTCAAAAAAATCATTCGTGTACCGTACAGATTATCAATATGGGATTCTCTGTGACCTATGTATTTTATTGGTTTCATTAATCACCTATTCAAAAATAAAGCATAGTCCCATGTTAAAAACATGGGACCACACTATACACCCCCAACCACGGAAGTTCTTTTACGCTGGTGAACCTTTCCAAACACCGTCAACGATAATATCCAGAATACCAGCCGACGCATGTGCAGCGCCACCGATAGTCAAGATTAAATATGCGTCTTTTGGTAGTTTGACTGGAGCAGTAACAGCGGTTTTACGACTTATGCCGGTTGAATCAGTAGCCAATGCAGAAGCGAAATACGTCGCGCTTTGCGGTACGGTTGTACTATCAACACCATCAACATAAGCAAACCCGATGCTCGCGGTTGTACTCGCCGTAAATGCGTCGGAAATAATCGCAACAATATCATGCAACTCTAACCCGGCGGGCAATATCCCAATTCGGACAACATCGGCACTTTGTACCGCAGTTGCTAAATCCGAATCAAAAACACCCGCTGAACTGGTTGTGAAATTGTAAACCTGCTTCCAACCGTTACCATAAGGTGCGGTAATGCCAGTAGCGGATTGTTTAATTTTTTTCTTTGTAACAGTAGTCATTTCTTATACTCCTGCGATACGAACGGCGGTGTCGATTGCAATGACGCCATTATCAGTGTATTGCTCACCATCTGCACCAAAATCAACTTTAAATCTGATTTTAGACAAACCGTTGATCATGCCGATCAAAACTTCCAAACGGTTTCCGTGATCCAGTTCTTTTTCAGACCAGAAGAAAGGATTACCGGTTTTTGGATTTTTGCCCAACGCTGACGCCAATGCTTGACCGCCCAACAATAACGCACGATCCACCGCATAGGTTGTACCAAATGCAGCCGGTACTAAATCAGTAGTCGTTTCGGTCGTACTGGTCGTAGACGCGCACCAATGCAAAGAATTACCAGCGTAGAAACGAATCGGTTTTGGTTGTTTGATGATAAGAATACCATTCCAAAGCCCAGCCTCGCCCAAAAATAATGGGTTCGGTTTGCTGCCTTGTGACGATCTGGCGATAGCTTGTGATTGCAACTGCCTGAAATTAGTACCGGGCGATTGTACAAACGCGGTGTACTGTTCGCTTGATAACATCAAAACACGTAACGGCGCATCATACGCCATCACATCACCGTCAAAAATAACGGGTGACGGAGGCAACGGTACAGAATCAACAATCGTTCTGATTGCATCAACAACGTCGGTATTCATAACGTCAGTCGTAGCAATGGAAATTTCATTACCAGATGCAGCGATTCGTTCAACACCTGAACCAGTACTCATGTAATGACGGTTACGAGTTGGCGCACGAACCGTATTAACCATGATGTCAGCAAAATCAGCATCAGAGGCTAATGGCACCTTCCATTCAATATTATCGTGGAAACCACGCGCGCCTGCCAAATGTACCAGTTGCGCTTGATCAACAAACGCATCCATATATTTTTGACCTAGTGTTTTGCACAGTGAACGCATTTGCCAACGGGTACGTTGTTGCGTCATCACGCCACCAGCATCGATAGCTTTACGGGTTTGATTGATTCGTAGTTTGTCTTGCGAGAAACTTGGCGCTTCACCTAATCCTTCCGCATTCGCATCGCCCATAATAGGCTTGCCGTTTACATCGTTGATTAAATCAAACGTAACTTCGTCGCCTGGGCCTTTTTGTAGATCCTTACAAACGACAATCGGGTAATTTGTTGAGCTTTGAACACGCATGGTATTCTCGGCATCAGCTTGTGTTGGCATCGGGCCGGTTAAACGATTCAGAGTTGTATTGCGCTGAGTATTACTCGCAAACAAGCCCATTGAAATCAGCTTTACAGCCTGATCACTCCCATACGGGAGATTCATAGGGTTTGACATAATTTATCCTCTACGGGTTAATATCGTCATCACGACGAGTTGACCCGGTTGTTACACCGGATCTCAATTCTTCATTTTTGCCTCACGGCATAGGTTCCACAGGGAACCACATTTTTACGCCATCCGTGCGAATAATGCGTTACGTTGTGCCTCGTTCATGGTCAACATTGCCGTTTCCAGCTCTGTTGTGCTCATATTTAACATTCGCTCAACAACATCGCTTTCGGCGGTTACTGCGCCCGGTACATCTTGAAACGATACCGGCGTAGTTTGCCGAACACCTGCGGCCAGTTTTTCTTTTACCTGATCCAGCTTGCTAGGACCAGACGCTATAACCGGCGCCGGTGTATTCGATTGTTTGAATTGTGCTAACACCTCATTAACTTCGTGAGGATTCGCATTGTCCAACGCACTTTGTAAATCAATTACAACATTGGGATTTTTTGTATCAATGAGCTTGGGATGATTCAACGCCCAATCGTTGAAAACATCACTATTTAAAACGTCGATTATATCAGGGTGCGCCGTAAACATGAGCGCTTTAGCCTCGGCCTCGGCCTGATGTTGATACGATTGTTCCAGTGGAATAACCTTATCGTTTATTTCTTTTAGCCCCGCTTGAATACCGTCAGCAATCATCTTTTGGATTAACGGTTTCATATCTTCCGCAATATCAGGGAACATAAATTCATGTTCCTCGATTACTGCATCTTGCGCGGCAGTTCCCCCGGTTAAATCATCCGTTGCTTTCGCTTCTTGTAGCTGTCTGATCAATTCAGCTTGTTGTTCAGCTTGCGTTCTGTACTGCGCGGCTTCGGCTCTTGCTTCCTCAAGCGCACTGTACGGTATCGTATGCTGCCCACTTTTTCCAAGTATAACGGGTTCTTCATCTACAACAGCATCACTAGCATCGGGTGATTCGCTAGATTCATTTACACCCTGTAGGTCATCCGGCAATATGCCACCGTTTAAAACGGTGTCACGTTGTTCGTCTGACAATGCGTCGTATTCTATCGGGTTCTCAAAATAATAATTTGCGTCTCTTTCACTCATTGTTTTATCCAATTGTACGATTTCCGTAGAGGATTGCGTAACCCTGTAACACCGGGTAGGCGGTTAGGATAGATTAATTATATACCACAATTTAACTTAGTAGTCACCTAATTGTGTCCAAGTAACAGTAATTGTACCAGACCAAGCAATCGTAGCATCAGCATCCAGATCACCATCGGTAACAACGGCCGCGTTCAAGAACAAATCTTTAGCCGTACCTGTACCATCGAATTGAGCTGATGATGCCAATGCAGATGTTACCGCTGTACCGGCAACGTTTATGGTCGTACTGGACGCCCAGGCGGTACTTGGTAACAAGTCTGCCATAGTCGAATCCAGTGTAGTGCTTGACGCTGTGGCTGTACCCAACGATACCGCACCGGTTTTATTGCCATTCAACGTACCAAGAATTGCGCTGGTGGTTTTTTCCGCGAGTGACGCAGTTACGCCCTGAACTAATATGCGCCCTGCCGGGAAATCAAACAACTTGGTTCCGACATATTGACCGGTATTAGGTAGCGTTTGCGCAACATCAACCAAGGTAAATACGGTTTGATGATTAAAACCATCGACGCACGTATCAACTGCGGTTAATCCTGAGATAGCCACCAAACCGGAAGCAGACGCGCCGTTTTGCTGAACTACAGTAAATACATCAGTGTGATCCTGATAATACTGAATCAACTGGTCGTCAACTTGATCAGTCATCCCGGCTGTCCAATTGTCGTGTTTTGGTTTTTCTCCGACACGCTTTGGATACGTGGCGGTTTTAGATGCTCTTACTGTGTACATTGTCGTGCTCCTGGTTAATATTCAATAATGTGCGCAAACGTGCCGCTGGTATGACTATTCACGACGACGCGCGATTTTTGCAATGGAGCGGTGTACGAATGTTCGAGATTCGCCGTTTTACTGGAATCGGCGGTGAATGGGTATAGATTAGAATCCGCTATAGATCCTGAATGTGAATGTTGCAAATCGAAATTTATCGTACCACCAACAGCAACGGCAACGGTGACAGGGAATTTTAAAATATTAAACCACTGGCCTCGTGCGGCGGCGGTCCAGCCTATATCAAACGTATCAGCACCAATTGTAGCAGATGGTGTGACAGATGTGAGACTCTTGTAATACTTCGTTGACGTTACCGTTGCTGATGATCCAGGTGCCGTTAAGGTTTCGGTAACTGATTCACCATTAGCACCAACGCCAACCAACACCAATGTTTTTGCGCTGTGATCCGTAGCAGAATCATTACGTACCGTTATTTTATGTTCCAATCCGTCACCAGCCGTAGTTGCAGCAATGGTAAATGCTGCACCGGTCACGTTACTGGCATGTCCGGTAAGGCTGGCCGCTGCACACGTAAAACTGCTTATATACTCAATCATCGTTATTTCTCAAATGTCATTGTTAATGTATGAACATTATCATTATGCGTAACCATTGATATTGAATCGGTTATATCATTTGGATAATTGCTCATAATTCTCTCACATAATAGACGCATCACGTTTATTTTTCTATCGAATGTTATCTCATTGCGACCATCGCTACGTAAAAACTCGTCAACGTCCCCGGCATCCATAGTTGGACGCTTATTCGGCGTTAGATAAATACGTATCGTAAAATCACGATGGTTCATTGTTATCGTCCGGGCGCATGGTTTCTATACCGTGTAACGGTTCGCCGTTCATGTCCGGCATTGGTGCGGGTTCTGGTGCGTTTGGACTCGGTACATTCACCTGTTGAGGCACTGGTGGTAATTGCGGTGATGTATTCTGTTGTACCGGCAACGCTTGTTCATAATTCGGATCAATACCAACCGGAGCCGGGTTTTGCATACCGGCATTCTGTACCACAACGTCAGCAATGCTCGATACTGTAGCCGCATTAGGCGTACTCGCCATGGCTAACCCGGCCTGGAACGCGGCATACTGCGCTTCAGTCATCGTTTTTACTCCTTGAGCCGACAACAATTTTACTTGTGCTGTTGTCACTTCCTGTTTCAATTCCAACTCCTTAACCTTGCGCTCTTGTTCTATTTGTTCGGGTGACGGTTGCGCGTCGTGCTCCTTCATCGCTTTGACAATCTCAGCCTTGTTCGGCATGTCCATTAAATTGATAATATGGGGCATCATTATTCGCTGGTAATCAGGCGATGTAGATTTAAACGCTTCAGAGAATGCAGATAATTGTTGCTTGCGGAAACTCGATGTACTTGGTACGTCGTCCAGATCGACCTTAAGCATTACACGCGATACGTCGTTATTCACGTATTCGTTGCCCATTTCGTCATAGCACGATTCGTTGAGGGTAATGACTCGATCATCACGTAGTGCATTGCCCTCAATCGTGACTTTATGATCTTTTGTTTTCTTCAAATCACAGATAATTAATTCCATGAGTAACTCACCAACGTGAGACCGTGATTCTTTGAAATTATCATCGATATTAGCTAAACCCTGATTGCTCTGTTCAACTACTGCATCAAATTGTGAAGCAGTATTAACTCCATTCGATTGCCCCATAAATTCGGGACTGGTGCCACCTAATTCTTTGAGTGTAGCTTTTGAGTCAAGATACATTTGATATTGCTGTTGACTCAATTCAAAGTCACGGCTGATTTCAAATTTTGCCCCAGGCATTGCCATGTGTTCACGATTCAGCACGATGTCTGTATCTGGCCGAGCTACTTCGTTGCGCAACTGGTCGTTAGATCCTTTATAGGCACCGTCGGTGCGGATTACTCGCGTAGAGGATAGTCCCCATCGTATTTTAGACAACGACGCATTGATATTGTCCTGCATGTACATCATTGCGCGTATGCGACCATACGGTACACCGGTGCGATCTTCTCTATGTCCCCAAAACGGAACATACGGAAAATGACGCGATTGATTTTCAGGTTCTTCGTCGGCCACTTTTAATGGACCGGCGAACCAGGCACGGCGGACGCGAGATAAAATTGCTTCACTTGGCATAACACCAGATAAAACCGCGTCTTGATGTTGCGGGTCGTCGATATGAAACTCTGTTGTTAATCCGTCGGGTAGCGCGATCACCATCGAACGATACCAGCGGCGATACCAGACCTCATACAACATGACTTTACGTCGATACGTATTGCGCCACTCTTGTTCCTCGATGGTCCAACCGCGTAACTGGTCCTGGCCGAAATATAGCCCGGTAGACAAACCACCATCGTTACCCAACACATCGATACCATGACGCATTGCCATCATCGACTCTAATAATTCGGCTTTATCGGGAAACAACAGTTTCGCTATATCCTTATCTACCCATTTACGACGCCCAACAAATCGCGCATCTAATCCCATAGGTGACTTTAGATAACCATCCCAGTCCCAAAACATCTCGTTACGATGCACATGATTCACACGATATGGATAATTCATAGGATTCATGTCGCGCGTAACTTCGACCCAACCGATACCCACTGAATACTGCGATTCATACGCATCGCTACATGCACGGTCAGCGCGGGATCTGCGTTCGGCGGTGTTTAGCTTCCAGTTTATCGCGTCGGCGATCTCTTGGCCTTGATCATCTCCATCTGGGAGACAACGCCAATCGGTGCGACGCCGGGCTTCCGCGCCTAACGCCGATTCAATGGATAAACCAATCATGGGGGCAACCGCGGGAGGAATACCCAGTTCTTTCATTTTTTCGAGAAAACTAGAATCCAATTGATTACCGTCCTTGTACTCCATTTCCTTATCGGCTTGCGCTTTAAATGGTGGCTGGTCCTTGACTTCGAGCAACAGCGTCGAAAATTCACCCGTACTCATTTCATCCTGTTCAGACTCAATTTTACCCAGTTCAAAACCATTTGGATTATCAATTTCCGGCGCATTCTTATCATACGAAATCATTTACATTCTCCAATCGGACGCACCGCGTGGCGTATCGATATATGTGTTTTGTTTCGGCCATTGTAACGCTAGCGTTATTTTCTTGTCACTAATTCCCATTTGCCGACCTTCGACTTCGGTGATACGCGCCAATGCATCTAGCATATCATCATGCAATGGAACTGGGAACGGTATAAATTCCTGCTCGATAAAATCATGCACTAAATCGCGCGTTCTACCCTCATAATCTGTAACATTATGCGACATGGGCAGGTATAACTGTGCATTTTCACATATCGGCACCAGTCGCTTGATACGATCCTCTTTCGATGTCGGACCAGCGACTTCGATTATATCGAAGTGATACTGCTCACGGTCCATAACCGTTTGAATATAGGCCTCATCTGACTGCATACCATATTGCTCATACCGCACTTCGACGGGTTTGTATTTACGATGTAACGATATAAGCCTGGCTATACGTTCGGTAAGATTGAGTCGGTCACGCACTTCTGGCACAGCATAATAATTACCATCAGAGCCAAGTCCAACAGCCCAGATAGAAGTATAGTCGCTACCTTTGCGCTTACTATTAGCTGCATCGACCAGTAAATACCAGTTGTTGCGTTCAATATCCAGCGTTCGGTAGTGGCGTAACCATTCTCTCTTGAAGCCTTGCAACGCATCGGCTATGGGATTTTGCAACATTTGACACGAAAAAACATAAACACCAAAATCACGACGCTTCTTGATCAACTGCTCATCAGTCAGAAACACTGGTTGTCCGGTAGATGAACCGTCATCAGTAGCAGCATGAATCCGCGGTTCTGCGACACCTGTATCCATGATTGTTTTATATGTATCAGCGAAATGGTAGCGTGTACCAATGAACCGGCGACGACCACCATGGGCACCCAGATTAAACGATAACCGTAGAGCATCGGTCGTTTTTTCGATCATTTCAGGCGTAGATACAGATCCTAATGTAACGATGTCGTCATAAATCAGTAGCGAAAAATGCTTGCCTGTCGGCTGTCCGTCTACGACTCCATATGCTTCAACAGTTTGAGCATTGGGATTCGTGGTGCGTTTGACACATATACCATCGTCCTCGCTCCATTTGAGTGCTTCTTTTTTGGGATTTTTGTACAGAATATCGGGGAATGTGTCTTGCAACCGGGTATTTAACTCAAATTCTGTTTTGATCTGGCGTAAAAAACCTTTAGCGATGGGTCGAATGTGGCTGAATATGCCAATAGTGATCTCAGGATCAATCAGAATATCTTGAATCGTTTTAGCGAATGTGATAATTGTACTATTATGCGTGGGTATCATCGATTTACCGACGCAATACATATCATTTTCGACCTGTATGCAACGTGTCGGCACACTAGCCACATAGTTAATGCGCGTTACAGTTATTTCATCGTCTATCCGCAAGTGTAACAACCTGGCGTAAAACATGCTTTTTGTAGTGCAAATAGATCCATCGCGTAATCGCCACAAATGCCCGGCACCAGCGATTATATATTCACCCGTATTAAACGTGAGCCTGTAACATTCTGAGTCGTGATATCGTGGTGTAACTGCTAATACTGATACTACATCGCCATCTGGATTAAATACTGTATCGCCAACTAGCAATTCACCATGAGTAATCCAGCCTCGATTGCCAGAAAGAACCGGCGTAGTATCTGCTAAATCTTTATAATGTTCACGCGCCCAGAGATCCAGCCGGTCGTCTGGTTCGGCTTGCGCCTCGCGGCAACGTTCAAATAGCCACTGATTGTCCACGTCAGGACGATTAAGCATGTAACACAGCAGAAAAAACAAATCACCTCGGCACAATTTACGTATTGCTTCGATACGCATTTCTTCGGGGCACAGAGATAATTCAAATAGAATATCAGGGTAATCGTTTCGAGCTGGTAATAGATTATCAGGAATCACGCCTATTCCTCATTTGCCTACGCGCATAATTTGAGTTTCGTACCAGCAAAAATAGCATATACGCATTAACCAACGGTAATATTTTGAAAAATAACTCAACCAGATTCATGTTTGGATCGCAATCGCTCCAACATCGCATTTACAAAATCGCCACCAGGTTCAATAGCAGCGGGTTTAGCTGGTGCGTCACCATCAGCATTGTCGGACATACCATAAACTAAGCGCTGCAATCCAATTACTGTTTTCTGCGATTCAATCAATTTTTTGAAACAATCTATTTTTACAGGTAATGGCGATTCATCTGGTAGGTTGACCAACTGTTTATGCAGCTCATCATATAGGTCCTGACTACGGTTTATCGACTCACGTTGCCGCATCGTTATATCTGCGTATGTTTGAGCGCAGGCCGCTATTATCTGGGCTTCAGTGGCTCTAGCTGCGGTAGAATGTGCTTCGTTGCGTACAATGTGACGTACTATAATATCCGCGCTCTTATCGCGTATGCGACCCGATAAATCCCGAACCCAACCAGCGCGCTTGACTTTATCTCGAATCGCTTTTTCTGTGCAACCGAACTCTTTTGCTAATTGTCTCAATGACTTACAACTGGTTCTATAACCAATTTCAATCAATTCCCAATCATATCTTTCGTGCGCCATAAATTTATATTGACATTATCTATATATTGTGATTTAATATCATCGTAGTTTAATTTTACACCAACCAACCAAAAAAGTGAGAATTATTATGGAAACTTTAAAAAGATCAACATACGGCGAAATTTTAAACCCTCCTGAATTTGTAAAAAAATTGCTCATGGATGCAGAAAAAGCTGGATGCTGGGAAACAGGAATCGCATCAGACAAAAAACATCGTGGTACTGCAATAAATACGGCCGTTTATGGCTATGATGAGTCACAAGAATTGGCCGTTGTTCAGGTTCGTGAAGCTCAATTTCGACCAGGGCGGTTTACTAAGGTTAGAAAGGATTATTACCTGATTGGTAGAGTTGAGAACGGCTCAATATTTGCACACGCTATAGATTCGCCCATTCGATCAAAATTAGCTCTTTCTGATGCTCAATATTGTATTGATTACTCTCTATCTAAAATATGGGCATGTAAAATTGATGATTTAAAAGACATCATCAGACAGGGGGATGTGGCATTAATACCCATCGTGCATCTGCCAAAATCGGCAATATCGCTAAACGGCGAGGCGGAATTAATTAGAGATACTCACAAATTGACCGGCGAGATTTGGCGTGACGCTGACGGTACATTATTTTGCAAACGTGGTGCAAAAATAGTTCATACCAAGCATGAGCACAAAACCATTCGTGCTAAATCTGGATACTACAGAGTCCAACCGGGCTACCGCGCCGAGGTTTGGGGATTTTCAGCACCAACCGCTGATTAATTTTAATCTGGAGAAACGCAATGACAATACGAAACTTCACTAATGAACAAACATTTACAACCGCAACAATCGTAGATAATTCGGATCTAGGTCACGATTTCATAGTACGAATCTATCTAAACGAATGTTGGGATAGAGAGAACCATCTATTTAAAACACTTATAGATGCCGAATTATTTGCAATAGAGAGGATTGGGTAATGATAAATATATATAAACTTGCCGAGTTTTTGGCTTTTTTATTCGTAGCCGCTGTAATAGTAAGCTCGTTACTTTGGGTGCAGATATGAAACCGGAGGAGGTCGGGACATGGCGTTTTTGCCCGGCGTGTGGACGACCCATTAAAGCGGCGGAATTTGATTCAGAAGATCCTAACTCTGAAGCATTTGACTTTGAAAGTCCCGTCTGCTCCTGTTGTGACAGGGCATGGATCGCTTGTCCATGTACACCGGCGGTAGATGGTGATTGTAAATCAATTGAGAAATAAATATGAAATCAGAAAATAAAAAGATGGTAGCAATGTATCTTCCACCATGGATTATTGAAAAGCTAAAAGAAAACGCCAAAAACGGCGTTTCTCAGGCGGCACAGGTCGAGGCGGCACTAATCCACACATACGGCTGGAAACGTCCGTAAATCAAAAAAAAGGGGCAATTATGCCCCTTTTTCGCATGTTTATGTATGTTTATTCGACTGGTGGTGCATCAGGCACAATAGCGTCCAATTCATCAACTGCGGTTTGCACAGCTTGAACGGACGCTGCTTGTTCATCACTCAACGGCGCGTCTGCTAATTGTGCAGTTAAATCTTCAATCGCCGCTTGTAAAACATCGATCTTTATAACTAGTTCAGTATCGATTTTAGACAGTTGACCGACTAACGACGTATTGATTGCGAGTAAATCTGATAATTTCATGAGTATTTTCTCCAAATATTTGATGATTAGGTATTTCACATGGCCTCCTAAACGGAATTACAATAATATCACATCGTCACTGACTATCAACCATGATTTTCCATTTTCAGATTCCAGCACTCGATCTACGCTAGCTTTAGGTCTGCCGCGCTGATATTGCAATATCGATTTTAAATTAGCCAGCGAACAACTTTTTTTGCTACTGGTAGAGAGCAGTTGCAACGCTTCTTTTTTCGTTAAGTCGTCTATTCCGGCAATTTTATCCAGTTTTACACGCTGTCTGGATTCTTCTTTTTTCAATTTTTCCTGTAATCGGAATTCTCTTTTTTCAATACGTTCCGTTTTTTCATCAGCTTTAAATTCTGATAGTAGCGATATGGTGGCGGTTAATTCACTTTTAAAATTTGCCATTTTAGATTTATGATTCTGTAACGCAATACTAGCATGGGTAAAATTAGTAACAAGCCGCGCTTGTTCATTATTCCCCTCTGTTAGTATTGCTCTAAGTTCATTAAATCGGTTTGTTAGTTCATATCGGTTCATTGTATTCTCCAAAAATTCGATACTATCACAAATTCAATTTTTTATAACGCAAATTACAATACATAATACACAAATAGAGTTGATACACAGTCTACAACCCTTTATTTTACTGGTTTGTGTATCAAGTGATGCATCTTCTCATGTTTTCTATACGGGGGTAATATTACACGTATACGTATTATTACGCGTATACGCCCACCCCATATACGTATACGTGCGTTATTATTATTATTATTATTATACTATATATAAATAGATGATACACATAATACACAATAGGCTACAACCAGCGTAATTGCTGGATTCAAGTGTGTATGTACTGTCTATGTATCGTGTATCGTCTATTATAATTTGACAATATTTAATAAATATGATTCAATGTTACTCGATTTTAATAACTAGAGGTGTTTAAATTATGATTACTAAACGAGACTGGCCCACTTGCCCGCGTGGTGATTGGATGCTTATTTATTACGCTAAAACGCATCCAGAAAACAAGAGGGAGTTATCGCTGGCTAAAGGACTGTGCGCTAACACAGTCCGACATTTACTGACTGATCCACGTAGCCTGGCTGCTATAGATAACGCAATTGCGTATGGTCGAGGTGAGACCGAGTATGTTAATGAGACTGATGATATTAGTATCAGCTATCCCCCGCTTGCGTATGCTGTTATTAATAGTGGTGCGGCTATTACTATTATGATTGTTACTATTGCCGCGTATGTTATGGCGGCACCGGCGGTTTATGTTATGGCGGCTTCTTATGTTATGGCGGCTTTTTATATCGTTTATGCGACTATGGCTGTAATAAAAAAAAATCGACTCGATACCGCGAATATTTGCCGCGAGGTTTTGAAATTATGAAAGCAAAGAACAAATTAAAACGGTTAAACGCGTGTTCTGCCGCTATCGAATGGGTAGGTGAACGAACCATTGAAGAAGCCTGGGAACAATGCGAACGTGGTGATTGGATGCTCTTGTATTACGCCAAAACGCATCCAGAAAACAAGAGGGAGTTATCGCTGGCTAAAGGACTGTGCGCTAACACAGTCCGACATTTAATGATTGATTCACGTAGTCTGGCTGCGGTGGATTACGCAATAATGTACGGGCGTGGTGAAGTTGAATACGATCCGTTATATGCCGCTTACGCCGCTGACGCCGCTTACGCCGCCGCCGCCGCTTACGCCGCCGCCGCCGCTTACGCCGCCGCTTACGCCGCCGACGCCGCTGACGCCGCCGCTGACGCCGCCACTTACGCCGCCGCTTACGCCGCTTACGCCGCCGCTGACGCCGCCGCTGACGCCGCTTACGGCGCCGCTTACGCCGCTGACGCCGCTTACGCCGACGCCGCTGACGCCGCTTACGCCGCTTACGCCAAAACAAAAAATAGACTCGATACCGCGAATATTTGCCGCGAGGTTTTGAAATTATGAAAAACAAAATTGTTCAAGTTGGGCTTGCGCCTGATGTTTATGCCTTGTTGCAACACAATGCTGACTTGCAACAGATTAGCGTGTCAAATTACGCGAGAATCATCTTGTCACAGACGTTAAAAACTGAATCCAGGGTAACACAAGGGTTCGGTCGAATAAGCCCACCAGCACAGGAGGACTCTCGATTATGAAAGAATTTACTAAACGAGACTGGCCCACTTGCCCGCGTGGTGATTGGATGCTTATTTATTACGCTAAAACGCATCCAGAAAACAAGAGGGAGTTATCGCTGGCTAAAGGACTGTGCGCTAACACAGTCCGACATTTACTGACTGATCCACGTAGCCTGGCTGCTATAGATAACGCAATTGCGTATGGTCGAGGTGAGACCGAGCATGTTGATGAGACTGCTGATATTAGTATCGGCTATCCCGCGCTTGCGAATGTTATTATCGTTACTGGTGCGGCTATTACTATTACGACCGTTACTATTGCCGCGTATGTTATGGCGGCCTCGTATATTATGGCGGCATCGTATATCGTTTATGCGACTAGAGCTGTGATAAAAAAAAATCGACTCGAAACCGCCAATATTTGCCGCGAGGTGTTGAAATTATGAAAGCAAAAGGTTTTACGCACGACAACGTGAATAATAAAAGCGTCGATGCGTTAAAACGAATGCAAAACAGGGGTCATTTGGTATTTTTATAATATCGCCGCCCCTCCTGTCCATAAACCTGCGTTCTACGTTTTTTTTTACGTTCCTCAATGCGCCGGATATCCTCCGGCGTAAAATCACTCGGTTTTAGTGTTTTCATTCAGTATCTCCAGCCTACGCTGTAATGTGCGCCTGGGTCGTTATTCATTTTCCATATACCTCAAATCTAATTTTATCGTTATTACATTGTTCAGTATGCCTGAGTGTAAAATCATTACTAATGATCGGAAAAAATCTTACTACGGTTGATAATCCCGGACAATACTCATTATCAATACGAGTTAGCAAAATCATGTCAGCGTAGTACATGGCTTCACGATAAATGCTTTCCCCTCCGACGATGTAGACGTCACGATAAAAACTCTTAGCACATACCATTAACGCTTCCTCGTGACTATTGACGAATAATACACCGTCACGATTACGACCAAATCTTTCATTACTGGCTATTACAACGTTTAATCGATTCGGCAATGGTTTACGCCCCAATGAATCAAACGTGCCACGTCCCATGATGACCGCATGTCCGTCTGTAATTTCTTTGAATCGTTTTAAATCTTCTGGTATGTGCCACGGTATTTTACCGTCCATACCTATTAAATTATTTTTATCACATGCTGCTATAATTGATATTCTCATGTTAAACCGCCATAAATGCTTTAATAAATTGCGCTGCGACCTGTGGGACTATTGCATTACCGTACCCTTTCAAACGCATCACACGGGCTTCTTGCGTGTTGTCTGGATCGCTGCTATGCACCACTCCATGGGGAACCCCATCAACCAGCGGCTTAATGCCGGGTTTAATTGGCCTGTACTTGTTGTCTCGGCAATAGAGCCAGTCTGGATTAATCCAAGTTTGCACCCCGGATGATTCGACGTTAAGGCTATCGCTTGGGTTTGTAGGTGAGTCGATTTCTCCATCGGACGGCCTGATGTTCTTGGTGTTGCCCATCCTGCCAATGTCGTCAACTGAGCCGTTATGTCCAGCCTGTCCGTAGATAGCTTCCCGTTCCGAATGCGACCTCCCGAGTAACCACCCTTGTGATCCGTTGCCGATGTTGTCGGCCACCCAGTACAATCGTTGTCTGATGTGCGGGGCACCCGCGCTGTGTGCTCCCAATACTGTAATCCCGAAGGTGTAGCCTTCTTCTTCCATTGCTGACTGTAAATCATCGGTCCAACTTGACTGGTTTGATGCTTCAAATTCTCGGCTAATTTGTCCGATAGCGTTTGAGATTTCTGTCTGCGCTGATTCATTATCCCAGTTGATACTTCCAGTATCTTCTGTTCCCCCCACGTATTCATCATTACATTCAAGGCATAAATAACTACTCTCGTATTCGTTTTTAGATAACCAATCGTGTTGTCTATCCTGTCCAATGATGGTGCGTTCCAAGCCCTCGGCGTTTCCAAATCGAAAGGTATCGCTGTTACTTCGCATAATCCTTTGTTTATTATCTCTTGAACCCAATCCCCCGTTATATCCGATTCCATCCCGCGCTCTTTCGCCCGATTGATTGCCACATTCGCTAATGCTTTCCCCCTGTTTTTCAGCCGCCATGCCTTGTATTCTTCCGACGATATTTCTTTCCTGGCCTGTTTCTTTTCCCGATAAGACTTGTTGCAAGGATTGCATATTTTCGCCACATTCCCTTTCCCATAGCGAGAGTATTCTGAGATAGGCTTGTCTATTTTGCAGCGATTGCAAATTTTCGATTTCAGTTCGTAACTTTGGCTGTCTAATTGCGGCGCCGACTTGCTCACCGAAGATAACGGGGAAATTGCACTGCTTAACAATCTCGATAAAGTGCGGCAACAAGTGTCGTTCGTCGTCTTTTCCCTTCCCGGCTCCGGCAACACTGAAAGGCTGACAGGGAAGGCTTGCTGTACAGACTGGTCTTGAATCATCCCACCCGGCGAGTCTGAGAGCGTAAGACCATCCCCCGATTCCCGCAAAGAAGTGATGTTGTCTAAATCCGGCGAGTTCTTCTGGTCTAACATCAGTAATTGATCGTTCATCTACATACCCATTTGCTATTATTTTCATTTTTATTAATTCCCTAAGCCAAGCCGCCGCTTTGGGGTCAAATTCGTTATAATAAGCCCACATAAAATCTCCTTAAAATATCGGTTGTAACGCTAACATAAAACCCTTCTTTTTCGCTGTGCGTTTTTCTTGAATACCTAATCGACGCAAAACTTTAGCCACAGCATTAACGTCCATTTTCGTTGTGTGACCCCATCCACATTCAGTCAATATATCCGTGCATGTATAGAGTTTGCCGTGATCGAGTATCGTATCCAAATCAAATTTTGAACGCATGGCATCCTCGATATGATCAATTTGTGAGTGTTTTAAATGGTGATGATTTATCATTTCGTCCATTTCAGCATCCGGCCACCACTGATCACCCGCTAAATACAAACCCCATATTTCCGCCCATAATTGTTGCATATCGACAGAATGAAACGGATTTGTACCTATTATTTGCAACGGAAAAAATCGCCGGTTCCCGGTATCATCCACCAAAAATCGTGACTCGTTGACACTAGCGAAAAACGATGTCCGGCGCCGAAACTTGCACGGTAAACGGTCGTAGGGCAAGCGGATCTCATCGACACAGGAGGACAGAAAACCTTTTAACCGGGCAATATCTGATTTTTTAAATGTACCGTCCAGTTCGCCCAATTCGCATATCCAGGCTGATACTGCCGCTTTACGTGAATCTTTATTCTCGGTGTCCAGCGTGATGTTATCTATCACATATTCATTGTATTCTGGCGGCACCAGTGAACGAATCCAGGTCGTTTTCATCCGACCCTGACCGGATTGAAAAATCAGCACCGCTTCAAATTTTGGGACTTTGTGTACTATCGGTGATGATTCCCCCGCATCCATGGCTGCTACGCATTGCACCAGCCACATACGTAACAATCGATTGCGGTATTCGACGTTATTAATATCGACCAGCACGGTATTATAAAAATCGTTTAATCGGCTCACATTGTCCCATGGTTTACCAGTAATAAAATCCTTGATGGGATTTACAACCTTGTTCATTAACAACGCGGTTATGCGTTCGGCTGTTTCTATCGGCACCTCATTAATTGCCAGCAACGATTTAATTTCTTGTAATTTTCCGTTGTCGCTGATGTCATTGATTACATTTTGATTAGCCGGGAAATCGATGCAATGTTTTTTCAACAGTTCATCGTAATAATACGTAATGCCATAATGTTTCAGTATACATGTCAGATTTAATGTCGATGCTTGCGCTTTGCCTCGCTTACTTCGATCAGGAATATCTGTTTCAGACAGCCGCATATTAAACGGCATATATTCGCCTTCCACGGTGCCGAATATTTCAGCCGGGTTTACCTGTAGACCTTTCTTTGGATTAATCCAGCCGTTACGCTGTGCTTTGGCGAATACCGCGCGGTGATCAGTACGGTCCCCGGTAAATGTATTCCAACGCCACATATCGTCTGGGTTATATTTATCGGATTTTTTGGACCATGCGTCCCATAATGCAAAACCGGCATCGCCCAGGCAGGCTAGATCCTGCCCAACACTGATCCAGGTTACTCGGTCGTCTGCTGAGATATGGCACAACGCTGATTCCAGTTCACTAAGTGTCTCGTCTGTAACCTCCGAGACAAGCATGTTTTGCTGTTTTGAGTGTTGCGACAGCTCCGGGTACATTGGTGTCAGGTTAGGGACTAGATCAACGTAATTACCTAGCGAATGCTGACATTCGTAGATTACACCACGGACCGAACCGAAATAATACGTTTGCGATAACGTAAATGATTCATGTGCTAATATGCCACCAAACGCGCCATTTAAACGCGCCATTAACTCTCTCCGTTGAGATGGTACGGTTTCCGCTGACAATGGAGCCAGGACGCGCCAACGTGGTTTTTCGGTCGTGTGACTTGGCGATGTGTAAACCAACGCATAGATACCGGCCAGATTGAGACATTGCACCGCAGTATCAACGGATACCTCGCCGCCATCGTAATCCCCTTCAAGCCCAGATATAGACAGCACGTTTGCGTCGTGACGGTATGACCAAGCTTCGGTAATCTGATTACCGAATGTAGCTAGTTTAATTAACGGTAATTCAGATTTTTCGTTGAATACCGCAGGATTAGCACAGTGCTGGTATAGCTGCTCCCAGGTTACATCATATTTTTCTAATGTATTCGCTTTGACAGTTGGGAAGATGGTTACTTGCATATCTGGTTCACCCGGTCGTTTATTAGAGTTATGTAATCGGGATTTAATTCGCACAGAATCGAAAATCTGTTATGTTTGGCGGCAACGCCGCCCACTGTACCGCTGCCTCCGAATGGATCAATAACGGTTCCGAATACCGGACATCCTGCAAGTATGCAAGGCTCGATTAAATCAGGTGGGAAGGTGGCGAAATGTGCACCCTTGTAAGGTTTTGTGGTTACTGTCCATACGGATCGTTTGTTTCGTGTTTCAGCGGGTTCGGGTAAATCCGCTTCACTTAAGCCGGTAGTTGAATTTTTTAAGTTTTCTTTCGTTCTAAAGTTATTTTCTTTGGAATTGTAACCTAACTCTCTATTACGATTTACCCCATTAGGTCTACGTTTTACCGCTTTCATATTACCGTTAGTTTTTCCAGGTACACGGCTACTACCCGTTTGATTCTCAATATTTTGAGACAATCGCGCAATACTTGCGTCTGCCAATGGTTCACCTATCGCATCCGAATCAAAATAATACTTAGGCTTCTTGCTTAACAGGAAAATATATTCGTGCGCCTTGGTGCAGCGGTCTTTAACGCTCTCTGGCATCGGGTTTGGTTTGTGCCAAATAATATCTTGTCTCAAATACCATCCGTCGGCACGTAACGCAAAGGCAAGTATCCACGGAATACCTATCAGGTCTTTGTTTTTTACGGTTGGTATGGTACACTGTGGCTTAACATAGGAGTGATTAAACCATGAAGAGACAAGTAAACAATACCCGTAAGTGCATCGAGTGCAGTTTAGAAGTTCCTCGCAAAGTAATGCGGTGTCCTGATTGCAATAAAAAGTTTCTGCAACTGCGCCCAACATACTCTCGTACCGAAGAGCATAAGAGAAAAATGAGCGAAGTGACGAAAGGAAAGCCAAAACAGCATCGCTCGGCTTCTGAAAACCCTGAAGTGGCGGTAAAGATTCAGAATTGGTGGACAGAAGAACGCCGTGAAGCTGCTCGACAACGTGGATTGCGTTTTGCACTTGATCCAGAATGGCGGTTAAAGATAGCCCTTTCTGTTTCTGGGGCAAGCAATCCTCGGTGGGAAGATGGTCGATCAGGAAAAGCATATTCTCCTGGATTTGCCGACAAAGTTCGTGAGCTTGTTCGAGAACGCGACGGGAATCAGTGCACCCAATGCGGTTCCACAAAACACCTTTGCGTACATCATAAAGACTTTGAGAAAGTGATCCATGACCTTGACAATCTTGTTCTCCTTTGTCGTAAGTGTCATACGATTGAACACGTCGAGCACTCGAAGAGTAAGAGTCTGAAATATTCAACCACAACGTCCCATCATCCCGCAGTATTCGCTTAACCTCTGCAAATACCTTAACCATGTTGGCGATATACAACTCTGGTGTTTCCTCAAGTCCAATTTGATCATCATGTCCATAATCACGCAGTCCATAATACGGCGGCGATGTAACACAGCAATTAATACTTTTGTCTTGAATTTGCCGCATTGATTCTAGGCAATCTCCCGCTAATACTTTGACAAAATTATTCATATCACTTCACCGACATGAGCTTTTCAAGTGCTTTTTTCCTCAATTCGTCGCTTATTTTTTCGGCCCTGGGATCTTTGGCAACCAACCCTTGTGCTATTATTTCCAGATCACCTAACCGTAACGCTTCGCCCATTATCGCCCGACGTAAATTACTCACAGTACCAAAATACTTGGTTATCAACGTAGCACTGACGCCACTGTGATCACTAATCTGTTTGCGGGTAATGTTTCGGTATCCGTGTTCCCTTGATACAATTAACGCATGTCCGAGTAGCTGGCGCTTACGGTCCACCGGATTCATTCTTTGCTGTTCGTTCATTTAAAATTCCCCTGTTGTGAATGCTGCATAACCGCCAAGCGACGTAACAACATCGCTCCATTTTTTTTGCGCTTGAGTGTGTTTATCGTTTTCTGAATATTTCCAGCCGGCGCATTTAACTTCCAAGCTGACAAACTGGCCGATTACCATGCCCGAATGAAATGGTGTTATTGTTATCGGGCGTATACCGATTAAATCGTGTGATTTAATTTTCTGATTCATGGCGGCTGAATCATTAGCTAAACCGAACCTGACGAAATTGCCATTTTCCATCATGCCAGCACCGCGGTTATTACGCCATAAACGCCACCCACGTTTAGATGCTTCCAGCCTGATCTCCGTTTGAATACCCGACTCGCCGGTTTCGGCGCTACCGGAAATAATATCGCACTCGGCAATTAATAACCGGCGTAACTCGACCACCGCATCAGCGGAAATTCTGTATTTATGCGCCCATTGACTGATTAACATTTAGGCACCCGCTTGTTTTTGAACACATCTGATTTTTTAATAGTTTCCATAAAATCAGATAGTCGTTTATTTTTAAACTCGTCGGGTTCGGGTATAGTGCGTATTTTAAAAACGGTTGTTAATTCAGGCAATTTGAAAACATGATGGCCGTTTTCTACCGAGTAGTCTCCAGGTTGATTGCCCATCGCCAAGTGTATCTGGTTTGTCAGATATTTAAGCTGTTCTTTTTTGTTCATAAATTTATATCTCGCAAAATGTGCAACCTGACGTTGCGTTTCGTTCTTGTCCTGATTTTGATGTCCAAACGGACTTGCCAATTTGATTTTCTAATCGTAAAACAATTTCATATCGTTCAGCACCTACGGCATCTTGTTTGAAATCACGTTCTTTGTTTGCATCACCTGACGCCAGGCATGGGAAACAACCGACTCGATCTGAACCTTGTGAATATAGTGGATTGTATCGTCCGTTTAATTTTTCCAATACTTCTTCAGTTGTCCATTCAACAATCGGAAGTCTAAACATAACTCCACGTTTTTCTAAATATTTAGGAAACTCCGATTTCATAAAATCATGGGGTGCGATTAATTCTTCATTCAACCGCCCATAATATCGAGTTGCTCTTGCACTCGATTCTCCTGTTCTGACTCCAATCCAAACCTCAAAACCATGGCCTAGAATTAATGACAGATCAGCATAATAACGTTTAGCGGGTCTGATTTTTAAATCTCGTGTGCAAAATCGACTCCGCATGAGCGGAAATCGTTTGCGCTTCAAAACTTCTTCTTCAACCGATGACACGTTGGTGGTGACTATCGGCACGTTATAATGTTGTCGCATCCATTCGATGTGTTGGTATGTTAATGGATGTTCCCAACCTGTATCGTTAAATAAACAATGGACATCGCGATCTGTTTCTAAGGCAAGTTCCAAACAGCATTGCGAATCTTTACCGCCCGATAATGGTACTATTATCATTTATAATCCTTGCTATTAATTCATCTGCTTCTTTACGGGGTAACGCTTGCGCCGATAGCACATCTACGCCAAACGTTAGGTAAAATTGCCGCTGTGCTCGTGGTATGTCAGTCATCCCTGCCGCCCAGGTAGCTATTGCATCGCGTAGTTTATCCAGTGACGCAAGATGTTCTCTGTGCCGTTTGTCAATCGAGTTTACGATAACTTGTGTTGCGCCCCAGGGATACGTGGGTTCACCCCTAGTTTTATCGATATTGCCTTGCAGTTTGGCAATAAATTCGGGTGTCAGTAATTGCAGGTCCCCGTCTACATATTCAGGTGCTATACGACTAACAGGTGTTGCTGTATGACCGCAAAACGGACACGTCATACCCTGAATACGCTCATAAACAGCGGTACATTCCGGGCAGGTTTTTACCTGAATTATGTCAGTGGGTGCAGAACGTCCCGATTTTTCGCGGGAGTCCAGCGTCCATTTAATTATTTTATCCGGTAAACCATGTCGCAACAGAATATTATTCACATGATCATTAATTATTCCACAGTTGTGAACGAGCAATCCATTTGCAGTGTACCTTTGTAAAGTCCCTGCATTGATAATGTCCCATACTTCCCTTTTGGTTTGCAGGAAGGCGTATACCATCGCTGGATTATTTCCTCGTCTGTATAAATACGGATCAATCTGTTCAATGTCGAATCTGCGTAACGAATATGCGGATATTTTTCTCTGAAGTCGATAAAACGTTCTCGACACATCCCGTTTGATCTTCGAGTATTGTTTTGTTGTTTCGGTATAGTAACCCAATGAATATTCCCAGGTTCGTAATGACCGTTGTTGTTTATTCTGTCTAATTGAATATTTCGATTTTCTGGAATACCTAAATTTTTTGCTATCCAATGCGCGGCTTCGTTCGCAGACTCGAATTTGAATAATATCCCTCGTCCACCGTAATCCTTCCACCTGATGTTGTTTAAATTTTGACAACGATCTTGTTGCGCTTGACACCTTTGATATAGCCATTTTGGTACTGTTACAGGTTCTCGCTTGTTGCAATTTTGGCAAGCCTTTGTATTCGGACGTTTCCTCATATTGTGGTATAAGTGCATAAATTTGTGATTGCAGTTTTGACAACATACCTCTACTTTCAAACGATCCGAACTTCCTTCTGTTTTGTTGGATATTATTATCAACGAACCGAATTGGAGTCCTACCAATTCCGGTATTAATAATCGAGAGCTGTCTAATAGCCGCTTCATAGAATGTTTTGAATCCTTCATTTGTCATAACCTCATGGTCTAATGTTGCAGTTAAACCAGAGTATGTAATTGTTGATTTTATACCCTGGCATATTGCACCTTGATGGCTTACGAATGATACGCCGTCCCAAACTTTATGGTCAAGTGTGATATTCTCAATATTTACTAAACCAACATCTGTTAATATTTTCGATCCTCTAGCAATACAGGTTTTACCATCCTTGCGACGCAACGCCCTGCCCATTTGTTGACGCGCCAATGCGAGGGAGAACGTGGGGCGTGTCATACTCACGACTTCGATGGCCGGTAAATCGAATCCTTCACCGAACAGATCCACATTTGTGAGCTGTTTCAGATCACCTCGGCGCAACCTGGCGATACATGCCAACCGGTGCGCATCCGTGGATCGTGAACTAACCATTTCCGCAGGTATCCCCTTCTGCCTGAACGCGGCGGCTTGATCCTCGGCGCTTTCGATGTCTACGCAAAACGTAACGCCTATCTTTCCGGCGGCGGTTTTTAAATATTGATCAACGGTATTGCCGTAAATCTTTTTACTCTTGTGCATGGCATCGCGCAAACCAGGTTGTGAATAATCACCATCGGCGCCAAGTTTTACGGTACTTAAATCCATGTCGTCGGTTTGTGGCGCATAAATCATGTAATCCGACAGAAACCCACGACTAATTAAATCGCGCATCCCTGGCGCTTGTAGCATGACATCAAATAAACCGTCAGCATGACGCCCTAAGCCACGCCCGTCTGCCCGTTGCGGTGTAGCGGTAACGCCCAAGCCCTTGGCATTGGGAAACATATTAATAGCGCGGCCCCACTTATTTTTAACCAGAAGGTGATGGCACTCATCAAGAACCCACAAACCAACCTGTTTAAACCAACGATCAGCCGGATCCATCCGAATCAGCGTATCGACTCCAGCAACCGCGCATTGTGAATTAACATCGTAATAGGATCGTCCCGTTTCGGCCATGTGCAACTCGATACATAAACCAATCACGTTTTTTGGTGCGATAACACGATGTCGGACACCATCGCGCGCCAACGCCAACGATATTTGTGAAACCAGTTCTTGCCGGTGAGCAATCGCCACCGACGCACCTTGGAATTCGTGGATAATATGAGAAAAAATAACAGTTTTTCCAGATCCAGTCTCACTCACCGCACAAACGTTTTTATATCCTTCATTCCAGGATTGATAAATTTCATCAACTAATTGTTGTTGAAAATCGAATAACTGAAACATTGTTAATTTACTCTCAAATAAATAGTGTGACGCAAGAATACTGCATTAAAAAAATAATTGCAAATAATTATTGACTCTTGGGTAATTTATGAAATAAAATTTAGCCGTAGTTTAGATAAAATCAATAGGAGATAAAACAATGTTACTGAAATTTGAAGTAGAAACAAATGAAGAATATGCAGTGAGAGATGCGCTAGATTTATTGCAGTATTTATGCAAAGAGTTTCCTAGATATGATGACGAATACATCGTACTCAAACCAGAAAAACCCGCACCGGAACCTGAAGAAATTGCAATCCCAGGTCTCGATGTAGATTCTGAAGGTTTGCCATGGGACGCACGGATTCATTCGTCGTCTAAAGCCAAGAACAAAGATGGCTCGTGGAAACGTATGCGTGGTGTTTCTGATGACGAGTTTTATAAAGTGGCGCAGGAGATACGTGATACGCTATCAATATCTAATGATATAAACCCGATTTTTAGGGGTGAGTCTGGCGTATTGGATGAACCAAAACAATCTAACATCGACCCGTCAGAAATATTCAAACCGGCTGATGAACAACCAACACCAACCCCGACATATCTTGAACTCGTTTCGATTCTCGGCCAGGCAACTAAAGAAAACCGGATCGATAATACAAAAATTCAAGAAGCTGTTACTGGCGTCGGTTTGGCGGCGTTTACGCAATTGGCAGTTCGTATCGATTTAATTCCTGCGTTCATCACTAGATTAGGACTCTAGTCATGGACACCAAAAAAGAATCGATAACCTATAGCAACCTGGCGCGTATGATGTCGTGCCTCGGTTCTGTAGATCTTATTCGAGAAAATACGATACCTGATACCGATAGAACAAATCGTGACGAGGGTATTGAAGCGCATCGTGTAGCTTTGCTGTTATATAACGAAACGCTTGAGAGTGCTAATGTTGAACAGGAAATGATCGATGCTGCGCAAATTTATGTTGATGACATAAAACGTATCGAAAAACTTACAAACTGCCATGCGATTCTTGAAGGATTCCTAGCGGCGGCGACCTATCATCCAGCACTTAAAGGCGTACCAGATGCGTGGTTGTTCGATAAGAAGAACAACACGATTTATATTTGGGATTTCAAATATGGGCATTCGTTTGTTAATGAGTACCAAAACTGGCAATTAATTGGCGCGGCAATGGGCGCTTTGTCTAATTGCAATCATTCGACTAATCCAGCTATCGTACTAACCGTAGTACAACCACGTTGTTATACAGGTAAGGGGCCTGTCAGACCATGGGTCACATCACAAAACGAACTGATTCCTTATTTTAGCAACGTGGTAAGCCGCATCAAAGCGTATTATGAACCATTCTTAATACACGAATGTACAGTATCGCCGCTTTGTCGAAATTGCCCGGCTGGACACGTTTGTGATGCACTGTTGGACGCTTCTGCGTATGCCATTCATCAGGCATACGATAACCTGCCCGTAGAACTGTCAGGCGATACATTGGGTCGTGAGTTGCAATCGTTAGAAGTTGCTGAATTGTTGCTCAAAGCTCGTATTGACGCATTGAAAAAAGACGCTGTTTATCGGTTAGAAAACGGCGAGCGAGTGCGTGGTTACGGTCTTGTAACTGACATGAGTCCGTTGCAATGGTCGTATGAGCAAGATACATTAATATCAATGGCCGAGTTACTTGGATTGGATGTTGTTAAGGTAGGTGTGAAAACGCCAACTCAGGTAAAAAACACAAAAGGGGTTGATCCCGCGTTAGTTGATTCATTAGCTGCGCGAGTACCAACCAAACCACAACTGAAACAGGATGGCGAAAAGTTATCGAGGATATTCAAATGAGTACGATTTTATTACCAATAAGTCGCATGATAGGCGGCGATTTATATACACCGCGCGTACAAACTGATGATCGTGGACAACCTGTTATCGGTAAGGATGGCAAACCAAAAAGCTCATATCATGTCGGTATCGCAATTCCAAAAGGATCGGAACAACATTGGTCACAAACACCGTGGGGACAAATAATTTATCAAGAAGCGTTTGCCGCTTATGATCAGATGGCAAACTCTCCGCTGTTTTCATGGAAAATTACCGACGGGGATTCTGCGATACCCAACAAAAAAGGTAATGCGCCCAAAGATCAAACGGGCTATGCCGGCCACTGGGTACTGTGGTTTAACTCGTCGTTTGTAATAAAGATCGTGAACGCTGACGGTACACGCGACATTACCGATCAAGGTGCATTGATACCGGGCTATTACTGTCAGGTATATATGGATGTTAAGCCAAACGGTTCTAAATCAAAACCGGCGCAAACACCTGGCGTTTATCTGAATCCATTAGTTGTGGCGTTATCTGGTTACGGTGAACCCATTGTAAATATAAGCGTAGACGCAAAATCGGTTGGTTTCGGCGGCGCTTTACCTCCTGGTGCGTCTGCTACACCCATTGCAGCTATGAGCTTCCCCGGACAACCGGCCCCTGCCCCTGGCGGCTTCTCCGGACAACCGGCCCCTGCCCCTGGCGGCTTCCCCGGACAACCGGCTCCTGCTCCAAATTACGCAATATTACAACCAGCGCCAATGAAAACGCTGACACCCGCGGCCAATGGCTGGACGTATGAACAGTTGATACAGGCTGGTTACACTGATGAAACGTTAGTGCAACACGGCATGATGATTATTTCTTAAATATAGGGGAATATAGGGGATTAACGTCCCCTATATTTAATCGAGGATTTTATGGGTAATGAGATATTAGTTTTATACCATGCAAATTGCATGGATGGTTTCGGCGCTGCATTTGCAGCCTGGTTAAATTTTGAAGATAAGGCCGACTATATACAGGTTAAGTACGGCGATATGCCGCCTGATGTAACGAATAAGCAAGTTTACATACTTGATTTCAGTTATGACCGTGACACGTTACTTGCAATGCGCAATGTCGCGCATAGTGTGTTTATTATTGATCATCACAAAAGCGCTGAAAAAGAATTATCAGGATTACCTGATTGTATATTTAATATGAATAAATCAGGTGCCGTCCTTGCGTGGGAATATTTTAATTTTGAAGAAGCAGTGCCGTTGCTTCTGCGATATATCCAAGATCGTGATTTATGGCAATGGAATTTACCCAACAGCAAAGAGTTTTCAGCCGGTTTGCAAATCGAACCGCAAACGTTCTTAAATTTTGAATGGTTGCGTCATAGATCAGTAATAAAAGAAGTAATTAAAAATGGAGATGCGATTCTGCGTTACGAAAATATGCAAATCGACCGTATCTTGAACGATAACAGAGTTCATTTAATAAATATCGACGGCTGGATGGTTCCATCAATAAACACAACCATGTATATCAGTGAAATAGGGCATCGTTTATGCGTCGGATTCCCGTTTGCTGTGATATATTTTTTCACGGATACGCATAAAATCGTATCGTTGCGATCCGGTGATGACGGTATCGATGTTTCTGAAATCGCAAAAAAGTTCGGCGGCGGTGGGCATTATCACACGGCAGGTTATCGGGAATTACTGTGATAAAACAAAGCATAATATGCTGGCTACACGGCTTTAAAACAAAAACCGGCGCTGAACCATGGCTTGTTAAACAACTTATCAAAGAGAATCGACGCTACCCGGTTGGTAGCCAGCGCAACCCTAGTTTTGACCAAATGAGGCATAACAAATGATAGAATTTAAATTACTAGCCGAGAATGCGCAAGCACCCCGTTACGCGACTCCTGGATCCGCGGGTATTGATTTATTTGCAGCAATACCCGCACCAATTACAGTTTACCCTGGCGATAATGAATTGATTCTTACCGGCATTGCGGTCAGTATCAACGACATTAATATCGTCGGTATTTTGTGCAGTCGGTCCGGTATGGGTTTGACACATAGAATGCGTCTCGGTAATGGCGTCGGTGTGATTGATTCTGATTATCAACAGGAAATTGGAGTAATACTTTACAACGACGGCGATTCTCCGTATTACGTAAACCCTGGCGCTAGAATCACGCAATTGTTATTCGTTCCAGTTATAAAAACGGATATTATGGTTGTGTCTGAATTTAGCGTGAACTCTGATCGCGGCGGATTTGGTAGCACAGGTGCCTAGATTAATTTGTGAATCGTGTGGCTATGGTTATCCGGTTTCGGATGATCGTTGCTATTGGTGCGGCACTGATTCAACGTTTGCGTACACGTTGAATCAGTCTGTCGTAGTTGATACAGAATGCTACGTTAATTACTGGCTGTGCCGGTTTAACAACGGCATCGAGTTTCAAATGTATCCAGGTTTGCCATTAGATATTGACGGATTACGATGCGAATTGAGTCGATACACGATTATTACATTTAATGGTATCGGTTACGATTTGATTATAATCGAGGCGGCATTATCAGGTTATGATAACCGGCAGTTAAAGGAGTTATCCGACAAGATTATCCTAACCAATGAACGGATTTATTCAAAAGATATGCGATGGGTTGATCATATCGACTTAATGAACGTGGCGCCCGGTAAAGGTTCATTGAAAGCGTATGGCGGCAAAATGCACACGCGGCGTTTGCAGGATCTACCCATAGAACCCAATGCCAGTATTGAATGGCCTCAACGTGCGCAACTGCGCGAGTATTGCGCTAACGATACGCAGGTTACACAAGAATTGTTTGACAGGTTCAAGTCTCAGATTCAACTGCGTGTCGATATAGGTGCCGAGTATGGCATCGATGTCAGAAGCAAAAGTGACCCACAAATAGCTGAAGCGGTAATGAAAAAAATATTGCCGTTTAAGGTTGAGATACCACAAAGCATACCGGGTACATTGTTTTATTATCGACCGCCCGAATGGTTATCATTTATGAATCTGGATCTCATTGAGCGTTTGAACCAATTGCCGTTTGTGATTAATGAATCCGGTAACGTATCGCCACATTACAACGCTGATTTTATCGATTGGGGTGATACGCAAACCCGCCTGAATATTACCGGGCAGTTTGTCAAACGTCCTAAAGACTGGGAACCTACGCGATTAGTGATCGGCAACACGGCCTACACCATAGGCATAGGCGGTTTGCATTCCAATGAATCAAGCGTGATGCACATAACTGACGAAAATTACGTATTACGAGATCACGATGTCGTATCATATTATCCAAGTTTAATTTTACGTACCGGCATTAGTCCTGTGCAGATTGGTTCAAAGTTTCTGGAAATTTATGCTGACTGGTATCATCGTCGTCTGGATGCTAAAGCCAAGAAAGATAAGAAAACCGCAGATAGCCTTAAAACGTTTTTAAACGGCACATTCGGAAAATTGATGTCGAAGTATTCTATTTTCTACGCGCCGACTGAACTTTTGCAGGTAACAATAACCGGGCAGTTGGCAATTCTGATGCTGATCGAACAAATGGAATACAACGGCATCCCGGTAATATCCGCTAATACGGATGGTATTGTTTTAAAATGTCCACGACATTTAGAATGGCTGGCTGATAGTGTGCTTAAAAATTGGGAGGCTATTACAGAATTTGAAACCGAACGCACCGATTACACGTTATTGGCATCGCGTGATGTGAACTCATACTGTGCAATCAAACCAGATGGCGAAGTAAAATTAAAAGGCGCATTGGCTCCGGCTGAACCTGGCGCAAGTGGCTGGCCGAACCCTACCGGACAAATATGCGTTACTGCCGCCGTTGAGTACCTTAAAAATGGTGTTAGCGTCGAGAAAACCATAAAAGCATGTAATGATATTCGAGAGTTTATTTATGTCCGTGCTGTCGAAGGTGGTGGCGTGTTGAATACCGAACCCTATTTGCCGAACAAAACGACTCAGATTAAAATGGATGAATTATTGCGGTTGAATGGATGGGGTTGTATCGACATGGCTGATCGATTCAAGTCAAAATGGGTATATGCGAAAGATGGTGTTTTTCTGGAAATGGTAGACGCCTATAATCGACTTGTCGAGGAATCGAGATCCATATCTGAATATTTGGGTAAAATTGTGCGCTGGTATATGTGCTATGATAGCAAATCATGGATTCAATATAAAAACTCAGGGAACCAAGTACCGCGAACTCAAGGATGCAAGCCTATTATGGATATACCTGATACGTTGCCGGTCGATATTGATTACGATTGGTATATTAAAGAAACCTACGATTTATTAACCGATATTGGAGCAATAAAATTATGAAAATGGCAAAAGGCATTCAGGCATATCATCGCGCACTTCAAATGATCATGGAGGTTAGCGGTATCAGTATTGATCAGGCGCGTCATCATGTGATATATGTTGAACCATCAGGTAAGGGCAAAGGTGCAAGGCGGTCTGGTGCTATACATGCTCACATGAATAAAGTACGACGCGCCCGAAAAGTAGCGAACGTCAAAGCAAGATCCAAAAAATGACCTGGTATCACATGATACTGGCGATATTATTCACGATTGCGCTGAATGTGTTGATTGATAGCACAATCCCTTGTAATCGATTAAGTAGTGAATCGTGTGAGGCTGTACGATGAAACGTCAAACAATCGGACTGTTGTTGATGCCATTAGCATACATGCTCGCGGGTGTTATTTTGATTGTTGGATTTTCTTATCTGGCAATTAAAACAGGCATCGGGTTAGTGACTGATGCAGCTATTGAATCATTGATAGATCGAGATTCGTTGTGATTAAAAAAATACGCTACTGGCTATTTCATAAAAAATGGGAATCCAGCAAGAAATATTGTCCCAAATGTGGCAATACTGCCCTGGGTGAAATGGCAACCTTGCATTTAAAATTCTGCACGAACCAGGACTGTAATCACTGGTTCCCCTGGCACTTGGATAAAGGGCAAAAATCGAGATTATGAAAGATTGGCGTTATACACTAAAGCAGGGCGATTGTCTGGAGTTGATGAAGGAAATACCGGACGGTTCAGTTGATATGATTTTGTGCGACTTGCCATACGGAATAACAGAGTGTAAATGGGATTCTGTTATTCCGTTTGAGCCATTATGGGCACATTACAAGCGGGTTATAAAACCGAATGGGGCGATAGTATTGTTCGGCTCGCAACCGTTTACAAGTGCGCTTGTGATGAGTAATTCTAAGTGGTTTAAATATTGTTGGATATGGCAGAAAGATAAAGCAACAAACCATTTAAATGCAAAGCGAATGCCAATGCGTTTAACTGAAGATATTGCGGTTTTTTATAAAAAACAGCCAACATACAATTATCAGTTATCAGATAAGCCAGTAAAAAATATTAGGCCACCAACTAGGATAAGAAAGAACACTGGTGTTTATGGATATATGGAAAAACCATCAGTAAGGCAAATACCACTAGATAAAAGTTACCCAAATGAGATTTTAAAATTTAGAGGGTGTTTCGGTGATAAAGGCAAAAGTTTCAGTGAAACACAAAAACCCGTAGCACTCCTTGAATACCTAATAAAGACATATACGAATGAATATGAATTAGTCTTGGATAACTGCTTTGGTTCGTGTTCAACCGGCATTGCGGCAATGAATACGAATCGAATGTTTTATGGAATCGAACTTGATGATGATTATTTTAAGATTGGATCGGAACGAATGGCACTTGGATAAAGGGCAAAAATCGAGATTATGAATGAATTAATTTCAAATTACTTGAGAGGAAATTATGATAGACTAAACCTGCGTAACCGATACGCTTTTAAGAAACTGGCGAGTCGATACACCAAACCAAAAACCATAACCGTACATATAAGAGGATTTTTCGATGAGTGAATTATTATTAAATGAGGAAGAACGTAACATCCTGAATCGCATTACCGCTGCCAAAGTAGCGGCTGACCAGGCGAGTAAAAAAGCGCAACGTGATTTACAGGAAATTCTGCTGGATATTACGTTGAATGAACGCGCCTTGTGGCAAAGTATTGCAAAATCGCACAATCTTGATCTTACCAAAAAGAATTATACCGTTGTGTATGATTCGCCGGAAGTCGCGCGGTTGGAAGAACTACCCATGCCCGGTGTATCATCTGGGTTTGAAGAAGCAGAACAAGAAAATGAAACAGATAGCGATACTGTTTAGTCTGCTATTGTCATCTTGTGCTGTTGTTCATACTACCGATAAATATGCCGATGGCCGCAAGATCACGACAACAGGTATTGAGATCGGTAGAACTGAAGCACTAACAAATTATCGTGATAATGCTACCAAAGACGGTCGTGAGATTTCAATCGGTTCCGCTTCTGCTGATGTTAATGTCGATGCTATTAAAGCATCAGGCGCAACGCTTGGTGTATTAGTTGGAACGGCTGTTAAAACTTATACTGGAGTGCCGTAAAATGAATGAAAATACAGTTACACAAGAATTGATAGATTCTAAAATAGTTGAAGATTTATATTATCGATTCCCAGGAACAACTGTAACGGTTTGTTGTTTAACATTTGTCAATGGCTTCAATGTAATAGGAGAATCCGCTTGTGCTGATCCGGTAAATTTCAATGAAGATATTGGAAAAAAAATAGCCAAAGAAAGCGCCAAATCTAAAATGTGGGCGCTTGAAGGCTATTTACTGAAAGAGAGGCTATCGCAATGAAAAAGCTACTACTCATAAGTCTACTGCTAGTTTCTACCGTTTCACTGGCCGATGGCGTAGACGATCCGAATTTTTACCGGGACTTTGACAAGCACCCATGCCGATATAATTTGGGTTTCAACGAGGATAAATGCGTCGAACCTAAACATAAAGGTTACGTTGACATCAATCAATTCAAACACAGCAAACCACCAACACAAGTGCCCGAACCATCTATGCTTGGTTTACTTGGTATAGGTTGTATTGTTGGCGGAATATTCGCTCGTAATCGTAAGCCTTAGCGGCGATTTTTAATGCAGCGTCAGTGCCGTTTATACAACGCCTGGCGCTCATAAAATCAACCGATTCATCATTAATATAATCGGTCAGTTTCTTACCTGTAAATGCGCCGGTTTTAAATCCATGCACTAGGATAAATACGGCTGTTGCTGGATCTAATGCTAAATCTGGATTATCTACCAACGGTTTAGCCAGTAGCTTCTGGTACTTTAAATAGTTCCGTTTCCAGGTTAATTGTACGTAACCGCGCCCGTAATACGGGTAATAATCCGCATGGTGTGTACGTAAATAGGAATCTGGATCTTTCAACCAATATGCTTCTTTGACTGGCTTAAATGCCCCGTTTGTTTCATGGTCTGCTGTAGCAACAACATACGCATGTTGTGCCAATAACGTTAAACCCTGTTTATTGCACTCGTTTCTAATTCGAGTAATAGTTTCGTTTTTCATTTGAAAAAGATATGTTTAATTATGTACGAGGATGCTAGCGTTAGCATTGCGGTTATTGACCATTGCATAATGGTTTTCTTAGCTTCCTCGTAAAATAGAGTCTTTGCGTTTTCTTTCTCAATAAACTGTGCTAACCATTCGTGTTGCTCTTGATGTATTACTGACAATGCTAATTTCTCATCAAGCGCCCTATGTACTATTTCTGTTAAATCTTCCCGTGTAATACCAGTCATAATATAGTGACTCATGTTTACTAACGTCCTTGCCATATCGCCGGTACTTTACCGGATTAAAATTAATTCAATTTGCGAGACAATCTGTCTTGCTGGTTTCGTAACTGCTCAATCCGTCTACGCTTTGCGTCTGGTGATTGATTACTACGTTCAACACTACGAATTATATCATTAAGTTTTGTAACAGCCTGTTTAACGTGTTCAACAGATTTATATTTTAGTATTGATTCTTTGTTCTCGCTTCTAAATTCTCGCGCTTCTGCTATTTTGCCTTGTTTCTTCAGGTTATTATACGTACCGTAGGCTTGTTCAAGTTCTTTTGCTTGTTCGTACATTTGCGATACATACCGACTTCGTGCGCCTTTTAGACTAGACGCCATGTTACCCGTCAACACTTTTGTTAAATCTGATGCAGGTCTTGACGGTTCGTCCGATACACCACGCATTGCCATATCAACACCACCCATAACAAACGCGCCTAACCATGAAAAATAAGCTCTGGTAAGGTGATCTATTTGCACAGGTGATAATGTTCCATTGCTTGCTTTACTCAGCTCACGCGCTACCAGTGTCGTATCGCCTCTGTATCGGTATTGCGGCTCTAAACGCTCCATGCCCATAGTTTCTATTGGTCGCCCGGTAAAACTATCGTTGTTCGCGTACAGGTCAATAATCGGCTTGATCATTTGTGGTATGGGATTCATAGCCAACTGATCGCCTAGCACCTTAGCAACACGCTCTTTAAACCGTTGTCCGGTCATCTCATCATCAAACATTAACTCGGCGGTACGTTCGGCCAGTGTAGCCAATGCGCCGATTTCAAACGGCTTTGGTATTCTATATGCGGTATCACCAAACTTAAACCACCAGTAGTTGTCTCGGTCCCAATCCTCACGCTTCTTCCAATCGTCGTCGTCGTGGTATTGTGTCAATAGTGCCAATGATGCGAGTGTTACTGCCCCAACAACCGTAGCCATTCGCGCCTTGTCCTCGTTCGTCGCCTTTCCGAGTTTATACATACCCTGTAATCTGGCGTTCATAAACGGTACGATCTTGGTTAATATCCGTATCGATGAGAATGTACCCTGTAACGAAAAGTCCATCAAATCACGCGCCATTAACGCGGCCTGTCCTTCGCTGACTCCCTGTTGTCTGAGTTGATGATACAGTGACATCCGGTTAATTTCTTCACCACGATTACCAAGTTCATTGTATGCGGCGAGAGCCGGCTCAAGCGTAGCATCGTAAAACGCGCGGATCTTGGATTCGTTATCCAAAATACTCGCTTCTTTATTGCCGAGCTTGATTAACTGTTGTGTACGTGCTGATTCCGATCCTTCCAGCATGGTGCCGAACCGGATCAAACCACCTGCGGCCAGAGCACTAACGTATTCAGGATTCGTTTTATCGGTAAGTTGCCAACCTTCTTTCAGGTTCTTACCGATGTTATACGACATGCCTGATCCTGTAGCAATCGATTGAATGGAATCTCGTATCAGGTTTCGCACTTTGAAAAATGGTGATGCGGTAACGCCCATAGTTAGCATAGACTTAAACGCGCCTAATACACTCATGGCACCGCCCTTGATACCTGCATATTCCAGTGAACTTATTGCAGCCAATACATAGGGATCATCGACTACAAATTCTTTTTTTGCGCCGTTGTCCTTATACCAAACCGTTTTCTTTGTTCCTGGTGGTAACAACGTACCATTCGATGCAACGTACTCGCCCATATTCGACGCTACTTGTTTTGCTACACCATGATTAACCGCAGCTTCCAATGTGGCTTTAGCCGCCCGATTCTTGGCTGACGCATCAATCAAATGTGACCAGTTCATCAACGTGTTTTCAAGCAGGTCTGAATTTAATTTATCAGATCCACCCTTTAAACGTTTGATTGCTTCTTGCCTGATCAATCCATTTTTAACATCACCACCACGGACACCGGCCTCGTCATCCATCGACCGATAGAACGGAACATAGAATTCGTTTTCCCAAAATTGCCGACCGGCACCGTCGATTAATCCTGATTGTTCAGCAATATCCAAAGCGTTCTTATTAAATTCGTTGAACTTAATCAGCGTGTCTTTGTATGCGTCCGTGCGGTTACGTGTTGTTTGCCCATTAGCCAGCTTGTAATCAAAATCAAGCGTACCATCGGATAATGTTTTCAATGCGTCTATCTTTGGCTGATCAAACAGGTTTTCACGATCCTCGGCTAGTAACTTCTCAGCACGATTAGCAGAAACCCACCAAAGAAAATCGTGTGTTTCTTTGCCTATCGGCGCGAAAACATTTTTAATGACACCGCCCGTAGTGTCGCTGTTGTATGAACCGTCTGCATTGATGCTTAATTTTCCGTAACGCATAAACGTTTCAAATGCACCGCTTGAGCCTTTTGATAACCGTGACAGCATGTAGCCGTTTTCAGATATTTCTTTAATCGGTGCAAACTGATCGAATACGCCCTGCACCCATTTTTTGGCGAACGTCTTGCGCATATCTTGTAACTGAGATTTCAATGATTTCTCGGTTACAGTCCGGCCTGTTTTCTTGAATGCGTCCAGTTGCTCTTGCGTCCGTTGACGGTTCGTGTCGCCGGTCACAATCTCGCGGTCTTGCATGATAGAGAAACGAACATCATTGTTAGATGTGCTGAAATCGCCGTTATTCCCAATTGCCGATTTTATTTGGCTGGGGGAGAAGGCGACATACACGTTATGTCTTCCAGCACTTGTGTAATATTCAAACGCACCGTAACCGCCGTCCTCGTAGTCCAGAATCACCACACCATCCCGTCCATCAGCGCGCGCTTTTTCAAGCCACTCTGCTTGTTGCACATGGTTAAATGCGTCCCCTTTTGCGTTTATTTCCAAAGGGTTTTTTAATGCCACGTAGGTGGCTATAACATTCGCTCCTGTGGTGGGAGAATTTGGATTTACGCCTAGCTCTCCAGCGATACGATCAGTTACTTGCCCTGGGCCTTCTTCTGGATCATACATGTCATTTATTCGGTCTGCGTATGCTATGCGCCGCTCTGCGTCTGTGTACTCCCTGTCTTCATCGAGATTGTAGTCATATTCTATAAAACTTACTCTCCTGAACTGGGAATCCATACGCGCAATAAAACGGGTAAAATACTCTTCCGGCAGCTTGTTTAACGCATCTAAAAAACCCTCCCTGTTAAAAGTATCCGATCCTCCGGCGTACACACCTCCAGCTATACTAGAACTGGAGGTGAAGAATACCCCATCATCCCAAGGCTGAACGCCTTTTTTGAATACCCCGTTTTCTATATCGGATTTGGTTCCATGATAAACAACTAATGGTCGTCCTTGCTCATCAACAACCTTACTATCCCCAAACCAGCGGTAAAAATTCCTAACCTCTTCCTCAGTCATTGCAATCGGCTTGCCATTTGAATTAAGCGTAGAGCGTTCCTTACCATCAATCATCAGCGTCTTATTCTTGATACCGAACAACGGCATCCCTTCGCCCAGTATCTTGGCTTTCATTTCTGGCGTGATGATTATTGCGGGTCGCCCGTTTACCGAATCCACTTCACCCCCCATCTTCTTAACGATTTCACGCGCGGCCTGTGTGATTAGTGCCGGCTTACCTTCTGCGTTCAAACCGTTCTCATTACCATACATCGCGTGCGTCCATGGCGAGTCGATTTTTAAATCAGAACCGGATAATTCACGCAAACCTGTATTTTCGTTCGGTTTCGATTCCAATAATTTCTTCGCTGCATCTTTGCCAATGTAATCGGCAATCTTATCTTCTGGCACATTGGGTATTACGTGCGTATCGTCGTTATTATCGACATACATTAATTCCTGATAATCGCCACCACGATACTCAACTTTTGAAATTGACTTACTCAAATCGTACAGATCAGCTTGTTGTGCGCCCGTAGACCACGCTACGGACGTTTTACCGTCATCGATAGCTTGTGATATAGCTTTCTTGAGTAGTAACGATATGTAAGCGTCAGAAGGTTTATTTTGCGCATTGGTTACGAATGGGGCGGGTGGGACGCCTTTACCAAACCCATCCTTCCTACCCGCTTGTAACCGTAGGCTCTGGATCTCGTTGATCAACAAACCGTCGCCGCGGGTATCGAACCGCATCCAGGCAATTTGTTTCCCCTTTCCGGCATCACCAAAATGAGTCGTGTCGGATTCATCGAATTTTTCAACCGTGGGAATCGTAACAACCAGTTCCTTATAATTCGTGCCGCCTGGAATGGTGTAGTTGGAATCAGCGTATTTTGCATCATCATCCAACACCACATCTTCAACCCGCACCGCGTTATCGTTCAGATAATCCAGTACATCTTGTTTCGATACCTTACCCTTGCCGGCACTATCCAGGTAATCGTTTAATCCGGTCCAGTACACCTCATCCGCTTTGATTCCCATTTTGCTCATGTTACCGGCTAACCAGAGTTTCGTTTGTTGCGCATTACCCGTGAATGCTTTATCCGGTGCGCCCATGATTCCCTTGCGTAACGCTGAGTAGAATCGTGCAGTTGTGTTACTGGCTAAAAGATTTCCTGAATCTTTGAAATCAGGATCAAATGCGGCATTGATGCTGCGGATTTGGTTTGGATTGAAAAGCGTTACTTCCGCATCCATTACATAATTCCCATTAGCTTTTTGTCTTTTTACTGAAACAGAGTCATAACCGTTACTACTCAATATTTCTTTTACTCGATTACCACCAATCCCACCGTCACCTAAAAAGTCGCTAAATGATAGGGTTGTATTTTTTAAGACATCAGTCCTTACTATTGTTTTTCCTATCTCAATTAAATCCTTTCTCTGTTTAACTAATGACCTGTATTTTTTTTCGTCAGCTTGGTTATTAAAGTCCTCTGGAGGTGCAAACTTATACTTGTGGTCGAAATATTCTAGTTTTTTATTAATAGTCTTTATTTGTTTTTCTATCTGAGTGCCACTAACATCATGGAATTGCGCTAAAAATTCTGACTCTGTTTCATTCCATCCTGTTAGTTTTAATAATTTTTCAGCAAGTTCGGATTTGCTGTTCATTTCCCATGAATCGTTAATATTAAAAGTGTTACCTTTTTTAATATGCAACGGATAAATAACAGGATTTCCACCAATCCTATCCGCTGCGTTAAGTGCGTACGCATACGCATCATTGGTTATTTTTGTTACACTGATTCCTGAGCCAAACCATCCATTATTAAAAGTAGACGCACCTTGTTTATCTAAATCAAATTCTTTTATGTCTTGGTTTGTACCATGATAATACGTCCTATCAACATCAAACCCCATCGCCTTCGCACGTTCCATACGTGCCGCTTGTGACATATCAAGTCCCTTCGCCTTGGCACGTAACCATTCCTCTGCTTCCCCTGCATCTGTGCCTTTATAACCTTGCGCTTTGGCTGATTTAAGTATCGTTTCGTTACCACTCGTAGTCTGACTATTCAACGTACTCGGTGCCGAACGTAACGCTGTTTGCGCCATATACACCAGGTCTTTGGTATTCAGACTAAACGCGAACTTATCACCGAATACTTTGCGTATCGCGGACCGGATGAACGCGATGATTCGTTGTGTTATGGATAACTTCGGATGATACTGAACCAGATATGCGGCTACTTCTTCATTGACAAACGCGGCGGGTGTATTCTCAGGAACACGGGCAAATGCGGCTTGTACATCCTTATCAGTCTCGCGTAATTTATTCAGATCATTGAGTATCGATTGAAACTCCTTGGAATCACGGTTCAACTGTAGAGCATGGACACCCAACTCATGCAGCATCAATCCGCGCACGTTGTCGGTTGTGTCGATGTTTTCAGGGATGAAGTAGGTTACACCGTTCTTTGGATTAAAAAACGCTTGCGCCTTGCCGTTGTTGCTGTATTTGGCGATTCGACTTATATCATTCGCACCAATAAACTCGACCTTACCCGTTGCCAGTAATGAATCGACCCAGGATTTACTAAACTCCTGATCCATGGCGGCGCGTAGGGTTTGTTTGGTGTGTGGGGTTGCTGCGGTTGTTGATTTGCTGAATTTAGTATCGTCGGTCCAATATCCAAACTCATTTAACGAATCGCCGTTAGTGAATAATTGACTCGCTTTAACCTTTTTTGAAATTATTTTATAGTCGCCATTTAAATTACTATCACCATGTTCTTTAGCGTAAGTCTTGCTCAATGTCACCCAATCGCCATTATTAATGCCTGTTTTAACCGACGCTTCTTCTGGTAAATTACGTAATCTTTCGCGCTCACCATACGCCCAGTCGTACCATTTGGAACCATCTTTTATATGCGCGTCTTTAGGAAGCGTTCCTCGCTTTATATAAGCCGCCATATCCCCATTCAACTTATCAAGTTTATCTGAGTTGGTTAATATTTTTGGCACAGTTCGATAGACTGTGACAGTGGCGTTTGGTTTGTTTTTTACACTCTGTAATGCGTAATAGGATTCTCTATCGGCAGTGTCTTGACCTGTGCCGTAATATGACAGCCCTTTTTGACCATAAAAATCTTCTGGATAAATTCCGTTCGATGACACATTATGCGCCGGTGCGCCTTCTTCTGAGTTAGGCGGTCGGTGTTCGCCCCCGTATTGTTCGGTTTCTTCCGACTTACTAAACTTAACGTCGTTCGGTTTAGCTAACACCTCACGCATCTTAATAACGGCCTCCTTGACCGGCATAGACCGACCGCCATCGAGACTTATTGTTTTTTTACCAGGATGGTGCGTGGCAATCCGACCTGAAGCATTGTACTGTTCAACGAGCGTCGGTATGTCGAAGGCGGGTTTTGATTCTGCATCATAACCTTTGAACCAGTCTTTAGCGTTCTTGTGTTTTGCGTCAGTGTAATAAGATGGCAACTCTCGTTTTTCACCTTCCAATGCTGCCTTTTGCCCCGTCACATAATGCAATCCTTTACCACTTGATTCAAAATCAAGTTGATTCGACTTAGTCATTGTTGTGGCTTCAGTCGTAGGTGCATCTAAAACGGCACGGTATACGGGCTTTTGTAGCCCATTCCAATCAGCATAACCTTCTTGCTTTATAGCGAAATCTTTCCCTGTCGCCTGTTTAAACGCATTAGCCTCAACTCTTGCTAATTCAGCGCCATGTTCCCCACCAAATGACCGCTTACCTTGTTGATTGTCGTAGTCAAAATAATTTGATAGATAAACGTCGTTTTGATCTTTTAATCCACCTGGTTTTAAATCTTCTTTAGAATAGTTGACGCCTGTTGTTGACTCGGATTGATCGCTTTTAGCGATAGGTTGTTTAATAGCCGATTGTCGATTTAAAGACTCAATACGCTGCCCAACAAAATCAGGGATTTTTGTTGATCGTCTTCCGTCAGTTAATTTATAACTATATCCAATAGGTTCCCCCGTTATTTTTCCGACTTCATAAATAGGTTCTTTTCTTAATCTTACGTCTAAATTTTTAGGATCAACAACATTATTTACAACGGTAGTCCATGTTTCACCTTTCCAAACTATAGGCGATTTTTTATCAAATCGTTTATCTTCCGTAAGCGGTGTAACCGACGCGTTCATCCGTAACTGCTCGGCCTGAGTATCCTTAAAAAACTTCCTGGCTTCAGTTGTCGATTTAAAATTTGCACCGGGAAATATCGGCTTACCGTCCGTAGTGGTATCAACCAACTCCACATTGCCGGTTCTTTGGTTTACTCTGGCACTTTTGGGTTTAAGCGTTATTTTCGTGACATCAGGAATCGTCACGCCCTCTCTAGGCACGATGCTATTACCCTTAACCTCATACACAGATGGGATCAAATGCGGCGCTTCGGTCTTGCTCGATAGGACTCTGAACGCTTCGGATGGTGAGGCGTAAGTGTTAGCTGCTGGCGTTTCGTTTACTGGTAAATTTACCGCTGGCGTTTCGTTTACTGGTAAATTTACCGCTGGCGTTTCACTTACTGGTAAATTTACCGCTGGCGCGGCGGGAGCAACGGGCGGCTGTACTGCGGTCAACTTTTTCTTTGCGTCATCTACCGAATATCGATACCAAACAGAACTTCCGTCATCAAATGCGTCAACAAGGTTTAATTTTTTACCTGTGCCGTGCATACGTTGATACGTATTGTTAGCAACTTGCATCCGGTCTTGTTCGGTGCTCATTGGCAAGCCTTGGTAATCTTCTCTTATTTCAATATGTCCGGTTTCAGGATCTTGATTAACTAGCAATCTATTATGTTTACCCTTGCCGGTTATATCACTGTCTATATCTTTTTTGTAGATATTAGCATCTCTCATATTTTTTGAAATGCCGTTAGACGCAGCTCGTTGTTGTGCGTTATTTATCTTCTGACTTAACGTTAAGGTTTCCTGAACCGGCGCGGCGGCGGGCGGTTGTGCTGTGGTTTCTTGAACCGGCGCGGCGGCGGGCGGTTGTGCTGTGGTTTCTTGAACCGGCGCGGCTATGGGCGGCTGTACGGGCGTTTCGTTTACTGGCGCGGCAACGGGCGGCTGTGCAATGGTTTCCTGAACCGGTACGGCGGTTTCTGGCTTTTTATTAATATTTTCTAACGGGTTCGTCATTCCAAAAACATCATTGGTTTGACCTGCGCCCATGAAATCATCTACAACAGAATCGACATTAACATCTTCGCGTTTAGCTTCAACTTTTGGTTTGTTGACTATTTCATTATTGGTATAACTATTTAATAACGATTCTTCCGCTTTCGCTGTCTCTAAATCAGAGTCGTAGTTTTCCCGTATCTGCCACCCGGCGGTTTGACGCGCCAATGCGTCAGCGTCCGGGTTCTTGTCTGCCCAATCTTTAAGTGCTTTTTGCGTCCATAAATCCTTGGGCATTGTTAAGATTTCAGGATTAACGGTACGCTCAATTTGGTTCTTGGTATTCGGCGCTTCGTCCGTACCCGTTTCGTTACGCACGGCAATGTCGGACAAGCCTTGCAGTATGCGTGTTTGTTTCGGCGTTACGGGTTTATTTTCGCTGTAGGCGGCTACCGCATCTTTTATTTCAGTAACGGACGCCTTGACACCAATCTCGCCATTCTGAAACCACTTTGGATTAGGCGATTGCGAACGTTTACCGTCAGGTGTGCGATCTTGTTGAGAACCGGCACGTAATTCTTCGGCCATAGGTTTAATCGACGGATGATATTCACCCGTCGTTAATTCTGTTTTTTCACCTAACTGATTCTTACGCTTAATCTCAAAAACGGTTCGAGCAATATCTTTGTCCTCAAACGTTTGACCAGGAATTAAATCATCTTGCGTTTTTGCGTGAACAACAGAGTACGAACCATCATCGTTGAGGCGAGTTGTCGCTTGGTTTGGGTTTATTTTCGTTAAGTCTGGTTTTTCTTTTGGTTGCTCCTGCGTAATCTCCGAGGCAGGTTTTTCCTGTGCTACATTTTCCAATGTGGGGACAGTGGTTGCAGTAGGGGGTTCTTGGGGTGTCCATATCGGTTCCTCAGTTTCATTAGTAACGTTTCCTTCTTCGGGCGGCATATTAACCGGATTACTTCCGGGTGCAAGCGTACCTGTTCTTTGTTCTTCTGGTTGTGCTCGTATATCTTCTGTAGGTTCATTTTTTGGCGGTAATAATGCGGCGTATTGATTCAACGCGCGTTCGGTTACGTTTCTTAAATTGTCGTCAATTTCAGGATCTTGTAATACTGAACTTAACTCAGTGATTCGATCATTGATTAACTTGTTACGTTTTGCTGCAATGTCTGGATTATTGACTCGGTTGTTCCCCAGGCTTGTTTCCACTGGCAAAACTCCACTTCGCCCACCACGTACACCGCTGCCGCTGACAGTTGTTGCAACAATATTTCCTCGTTCCGGCTGTCCGTCACCCTGGCTAATAGTTGACCGTTCAGCCGCTTCATTGCTAGCAACAGTCTCATTTGTTCTTGATCCATTGTTTACCCCTCCGGCGGCTGCCGCTTGTGTAATAGGTCCGGTTATTGGCCGTTCCACTGGTAGTGTTTCTACAACTGGTGGTGGTGGTTGTTTTTTATACGTGGCTGGATCTAGCATCGCGGCTGCACCACCCAAGCCCGCACCTGCCACCGCACCTTGCGCTGCTGCTGAACCAGTGCCTTCCAGTAGCGGTTTATCTAACGCATAATTTTGAGCAACTTGCTCTTGCCATGATTGTGGGGCTTCTTGCAATAATCCTTCCGATAACATTGCGCCACCAATATTCCGTAATGCACTACCTGTACCCGGTATGGTACGTCCACCACCGATTATATTTTGTACATCAGTCCAGCCCATTTTACGGGCTAACCGACCAGATGCACCCGCAATACCGCCCGATAATACCGCACTACCCACTAATGGTAATGTCTGTTTGACTGGATCAAGAATACCACCAGGAGTTTCTTGCCGTGTTTGCTCAACGTTTTGACCGGCTATCGCTCCAACCTCAGATAACACACCTTTCTGTAATTGGCTCAATTTTGGATTAACAATACCCGCGGCTTTACCAATTACAGAACTGGACGCCATGGGTAAAATTTGCCCTAAAATATCATGTGCCGCAACTGATGGATATTCGGCATACGATTTTAAACTTGGAATAAAACCTTCTGTATTATGTACCGCCTGATTAGCTTCTTGCTGTGCAGGGGAGTACATCGTATCGAGTTTCGCCTTCACCTCTTTTGGCTTGAAGTTTAATTGTTCTTCGGCAAATTTACCAACGCGACCACTGGTAGGTATATCAGCTAAACCGATAAATTGCTCCGGTACTGATATACCTGATTTCCATAGCGTAACACCGACGTCACCCAAACGTCGCAATAAACTTGTCGCGGGTTTGGGTTTTATTTGTGGTAAATCTAAGTGTGGTATGACTGTACGCGGTTCCGCTGATTCAGGTAATTGCAGATTATCGTCTGGTTGAAAATCAGCGTAACTAGGAATAGCCATGTTATCCACCTTGCTCTAACGATTGTTTAAGGGTTGAGTTATATAATTCAGGAAACCATTTGTATAAAAACTGCCTTGATTTCATTTTAGCAGCCTGGTTCTCGCTATCGAAATTTGATAACGCGGCCCGCACATCTTCGACATTTTCAGGTGGTATATTATCACCTTTACCTGCATTATTACCGCTTAATTTTGCCGACAATGCCTTAGCTTTCAAGCCATAATCTCTATCAGAATTTTCCTGTTTTTGACGTAATGCGGCTACACCCAAATTATTAGATTCTGGTAACTGTGCCGTATATCCACCACGTTCAGTAGTTCTCGAATGCCCACCATTAGGACCTTCTTCATACGTGTCTCTGGTGGCCGGATCAGACAATTCTTTTTGCATACGCATTTGCGCCTCGGCTTCCAATGCGTTAGTCAATGCTGCATCTTTCTCCGTATCGCCTGAATTGGTGAAGCGATCATGTCCCCAGGGTAACGTTTGAATCACACCCTCGCTAGCATTACGTCTGCCTGACTCTTGCCAATTCGCAATATCAGCCGGCTTCGTCCAGCCTCCGGTATATGATGCGGGCGTTTCGCTTAGTGCCGGTTTTACTGTTGACGTTTCGTTTAGTGCCGGTTTTACTGTTGACGTTTCGTTTAGTGCCGGTTTTACTGTTGACGTTTCGTTTAGTGCCGGTTTCTGAGTAATATTAGGTGTTGCTATAAATTTTTTAAGATTAGCACTCGCGTCAGTAATAAGCGTTTGTTGTCCTGGTGATACAATAGGTCCGTCTGGTTTCAAACGTTTTAATAATGCTTGTTGACCACTGGATATAGCAGGTTCAACAACAGGTTGTTTTTTAATAATAGGGTCTTGTTGTTGCAAACCTGATATTGGATCAGGTTGTTTTGCAACTATAACAGGCGTATTGTTTGGTGTTGGATTGATCACTTCACTCGTTGTATTTTTTACAACAGGTTTATTCGCAATAACGCTTATATCAGGAATCGCTTTACCAAACTTTTTATCAGGATCGTCACCCCAACCCTTAGCCGCATGAACTTCACCATTCTCTATTTCCGGTTGCGTACCATGTCCGGTTGCATCCATAACCAACTTTTCAAAAAACTCAGGACCGCCAAAAAATTCGACTTCTTCCGGCGTAAACTCAAATTCACCATTTGATATTTTGGCAGGCACTTCTTCACGACCACCCTCCGCTTGTTCTTCCTGTGTATCCTCCACTTCTGCCGCGTCTTTCAATTCCATTAGTTTTTCGTAACCAATGGCTTTGGCCGCGTCTGCTGGAATGATAAACGTACCTTCCGGCAACTGTGCTGGAATGCTATCAGATGTTTCTGTACCAGGACCGATTACCGGGCCACCTTCACGTAAACATTGCACACCTTTACCATATCCAACAGAACCGCCTTTGCTAAAGTTAAATGGTGTTTTTTCTTGAGCAATACCGGCTTTTTCCTTAGCAGTTGCAATACCATGATTGATCTGATCACGCACTATGGGCTGATCCAGCACTTGACTTGCTGCCTGTACGCCCATTGGTACGGCGCCTGATGTATTCGGTAACGACGTTGCAAGTTTACTTATACCGGCTTTTATTGGCGAAACTGTTTGCGCTGGTATGGGTTGTGATTTTTGCAACCGTGCTTTCATCATATCGGCCGGATTCGCCGGATTCGCGCGTCCAGGCGTAGGCACTGGATTCTGCGGTGCGTTTCTCCAGAACTCACGCGCTTGCGCCCTGGCTTCGCCACCACCCGCTAATTTAACCGCGAGTTTTCGCGCACAACCACCTTTACTAAACACCTGCTCTTTTTCCTTATCTTCGGGTTTATAATCAGGATTAGGAATCGTTGTGTAATTAAAATTAACACCTTCGCCATTACCACCGCCACCACCTTGATCATTACCCGGATCAAATTCATCAGGATTCGTTTTTGTAATCTTATTGACGACTGTTAAACCAACGCGCCGGCCTGGATTTAAAATGTCTCGGTTAATATCTCTCATTACGGCAATCCTCTATAAACTGTGTGACCATGTTTCACTGACTGAATTGTTTGACGATGTAGACCAACTCAAACCTGTATTTAATCCTGCATGTACTGATGCGCCATAGGATACTGACGAACTAAACGCGGCTATTAATGATGACTCAACTCGCGCCATATCGCCCATTGTTTTTAACGCAAGTTCTTTATTAGCCAGCATAGATGTGACATTAGCTTTCATCGACTCCATTTGATACTCGCCTTCAGCAATAACGAGCTTTATATCACTCTCTCGTATAGCTGTTTGTGCTCCGATTCTAGCAGTTTCACCTCGCACTTGCTCACTGAATATTTGCCCGTCTGCATTATATACAGCAGTTAAACCTTCGACTTGAGAAATCATGGCTTGTACGGATGATTTATACAAATTAACTTGGGAATCGTTATAGTCAGTCAAACTTTTCAACCTCGATGCTTCGGCTTCAACGGCTATACGATATGCCTCACTGATGTTTTTATTGCTTTCATTGCTACTTTTCAAACGTTCTGATTCGGCTTCTACGACATAACGATATATTTCTGATGCAACTTTATTAATCTCTGAAATAGAACTGAGTCTCATGGATTCGGCTTTAACTTCTTCAGAGAATAGCGTTATCGCATTGGTATTAACATCACCCAATGATTTTAAACGGGTTGCTTCTGCATTTACCTGCACTTCAAATGATTGCAGTTCTAATTTGCTTTGTTCGACCAATGCGCTAACTCTGGCGCTTTCGGCTTCCGTCGCTACTTTATAAATATCAATCAGATTTTTATTATTTTCTCCAATCGTGCGTAATCGTTCAGATTCCACCGAAACGTTTGTTTTTGTTAAATCCATATACAAACGGTTAATCTCATTAACCGCCCCTGTGCGGGACGCTTCGGCTTGTACCAATGCTTTCAAAACTTCCGTTTGTGTTTGGTTTGCATCGCCGATTGCTTTTAACCTGGCGGCTTCGTGTTCAGTTTCAACGCGACTTGCTTCCAGTGATACTTTATTTGTATCGTTTAGCGCATTAACTCGCGCGGTTTCAGCTTGCACCAATGCAGTAAACTGGTTGGTATAATTTTCATTGGCTGATATAGCCGCACGTAACCGTTCGGTTTCTGCCGTTATTCCAAGTTTCTCAAATTCTATGAGAACCTTATTCATTTCGTTAATAATGCTGGAACGCTGGCTCTCGCTATCGACCAAAACTTTATAGATGTTAGTGGTAGCAAGGTTGTAATCGTTTAACGCGCTTACACGCGCTTTTTCAGCGTCTACGGATAACCGTACTACTTCAATGTTATCCTTGTTTGAATTACCAACGGCTGACACACGCGCACTCTCGGCGTCAACTTGCTTTGCGTAGACATTAACAATTGAACTGTTCGTATCTGCCAACGCTCGTAAACGTGTTGCTTCGCCATCCACGCCTTTGGTGTAAAATTCCATTAACACACGATTCGAGTCTGAAATAGACTGCACCCTGGCAACTTCAGCATCGACTTGAATCTTGAAAATATTCGTAGCAGTTTGGTTCGTGTCGCTCAAGCTACGTAAACGCGCGACTTCGGAATCGACCGATAAACGCGCCACCTCTACGTTCAATTTATTGATATCGCCAATAGATGCAACACGCGCCGATTCGCCCTCGATTACTGCCTTATACAGATTAACAACACTATCGTTTGAACGTGATATTGAATCGAGTCTTGATGATTCAGCCTGTACACCTGCTTTCATAACTTCCAGGTTTAAACGATTTATTTCGTTATACGCGGCGGTTCGTGCGCTTTCTGCGTCTACCAATGCCCGGTGAATCGTTGTTAAACTGGTATTGGTATCGTTCAGTATTTTTAAACGATCCAACTCGGCTGTAATTTCAGCCTCATATTTTTTCAACACTAATTCACTAAGCGACGTTAATGTCGATAGTCTTGATTGTTCGCTATCAATACCGATGCGGTACAACTCGCTTATCACACGATTCGAGTCATTTAAACTAGCTATTCGTTTTGATTCAGCGTCTATCTGTGCGTTATAAATCTGAATTTTTGCTGTGTTACTGGTGTTCAATGCTGCAATTCTTTGTGTTTCAACTTCTGTAGTTAATCTGGCAATATCCACATTTAGTCTATTCAACTCATTAATCGCACCAATTTGTTTTGAAATAGCGTCCGTTGTCGCACCATACGCTGTTATATCGGCTTGATATAATTGTGTCTCTGAATCGAGTCTTGCTTTTTCAGCGTTTGTTAATTCTGCAAATATACGGGTAGTTGCGTCGTTGTATGAATTTAACGCATCTAAACGTGATGTTTCTGAACCTATCCTCGCCTTAAATATATCGACCTGTTTTGCTAAAACGTCAAGCGGGACATCAAACGCAACCTTAATATCTTGCTCACGTTTCTTTAATTCAAATTCCCCACCTGTTGACCAGGCATCTATTTGAGTTTTGAAATTGTTGGATACAGAATCATACGCCCTGAACTTCATTTCTTCGCCGGTCCATTGCGCCTTGTAGCCATCCCATTCGACTTGTTTTGCTGATAGCAACGCAGAGTAACGTGTTATGGAATCACGGAACTGTTCAAGCAACAATGCGTCACTTTGAATTTGCGTTTTAACTTCTTCCAGTTCTGACTTATACAACTCGAATAACGATACCACCGTACCAACACGGGTTTTATATCGCTCTAGCAACTGTTCATTGAGTGTGCCAATTAACCGCTGTGCTTCTAATTCAATTCGGTATTTTTCAAGTTTATTGATCTCGGTCCGTGTCAGCGTTTCATAAACCTTGGCTTTTGTTTCATATAGCAATACTGCTGCATTTAGATACGAAACTTTCAGGTTATACAAACTGATTGCGGATTCAACTAAATATTTGGCCGCTTCTAATGCTCGGTTTTGTTTGGCGTCATGTAACACCATCAACTCATGACTTAACGCTATCGCACTGGTAAATGCAAACTGTACATTTTGCTGCTCAAGATTGGCCTGGCCGATCATAATCGCGCGGTTATCTGCGATGTTCTGAACCATTTGCGCTTGTTGCGCTTGTAACGTAATACGCGCCTGTGCCGCTGATGATAATGCGTGTCCGGCTCGCGCCCACTGGCGACCAACAGCCGTAACATGCGCTGCTGTCTGTGCTGCGGTTTTCTCTCTACCTTCGTCCCATATCTGCGTTTTTACAGCGTCACTCAACGACGTTTTGGTGACATTCATAATCATGTCAAACAACCGTTGTTGCACACCATCGGTCAAAATATTCTGATATTCCTGATCTGTGAATGAAAATGCTACCGCTGGCGGCGCGTCAATTAAATCAGGCTCAACACCGGTGAACAAATGTTCAAGAATTGTCGGTGCGGTAGGTAATGTAATTGTGAAATATTCGTCCTCAATAGGCATTTCCTTTGAGGGCTTATCGGGGAACACACGCGACTGTAACGATATATCAACCGGCAACACACCATCAAACGCACCTGGTGTACTGACAACGGTTAATGTGGGTTCAGTCATAGATAATGTTGGCGCTGCCGGTATCACCAAATCTGCAATGCTACCCAATGAAACATCGCTCGGTGGTAATGCAAAATCTGGCGATACCGTTAATAATGCTGCTGATGCTGGAAAATTCGGAATTATCGACGGTTTGACGGGCGTGTCCGGGAACGTCGAATTTGCTGTAATCAAATCAGCGACTATCAAATAGTTTGGCGAAACATCAGCCATAATTGGCGCTAATGCAAAATTCGGTACGGGTGGATCAATCGTAGGTTTAGATTCAAACGCTGGCGTAACGTCAGGCATCCCGCCCATAGTTGGAAAATTAGCCTCAATGGGAAACAACTGCGCTGCTGTTGGAAAATTAGGGGCTGGATCTATTATCGATACAGACGTTGCAAAATTTGGCGTGTTATCGAATAGTTCGGGTTGTGCCGGGTAATTCGCACCAGGATCAGTTATTTCAGCGGCAATATTAAAATTAGCAACAACATCAGCTAAAACATTAGGCGAAGGAAACGACGCGCTGGAATCCGCTAACGCACTTTGTACAGGGAAATTAGCACTCAAATCCGACAACGTGCCTACTGAGGTCGGGAAGTTCGGGTTTGAGTCTACGATTGTAACGCTGGTTGTAAAATTCGGATTAACCGGCTCAAGCGTAGGACTCGCTGGTAGTGTCGGTGCCGGGTCCACCATTACCGCATTAATCGTAAAATTTGGCACAATATCCAACGGATTAGATGGAGTCGGATATGCGGGAATTGGGCTTATAATCGCATTAACGGGCGAAAAATTAGCAATGGCTTCTTGTAATTCTTGAGCCGTTGGGAAATTAGGTACTGGATCAATGATCGTTGTGGTTGTATCGAAATTAGATACAGCCGCTTCCATTGTCGGTGCAGAACCATAACTCGGTGTGATCGTAGGTAACGTGCCAATCGATGGGAAACTTGGCGTGATCGTATTTGTGGACGGTACTGATGGGAAACTGGCAATCGCTGGCGTAGCTGTTGGCGCTAGTTCAAAATTAGGCGTAGGTGCAACAATAGCAGAGCCAGCAGGAAAATTCGGCACAACTAATTCAAATGACGGTTGTACCGGAACCGTTATTGTAATTGACGACAATCCGTCAAGTGCGGCTGGTCGTATGGGTGCATCAGGGGCTATGTAATCGTCAACAGTCGATGTTACCGCACCCAACGTACCGGCAATGGTAGGTAACGCGGTTAGCGTGTCTATTGCTGCTGATATTTGCGTATTTAATTCAGCAAACGCGGTTCGTGCTTCAGTTGCGTACTCTTGCGAATCACGAATACCGCTAACGACAACGGTTTGTACGGGCGCCTCAACAAGAGGATCTCCCATAATATTGGGATCAAACGAATTAGCCATGAAAATAGCTCCGGTATTAGAAACGTAGCGTCCTCACGACGCGATTTACTATGATTATAATAGCATTCTTTTAGTTTCTGTAGATGCTAGATTAGTCATTACTCGATATTGTTATAAAAGGATTAGGCATACCATCTACATACTCAAATTCCCTTCCTACATGGATGACGGCTTTATTTATGGACTTACCATTAGCAACAATGTCGCTATACTTAAATGTTTGAAAAAGCTCTGTTCCGGCAAATAGCACATCTATATCAACATCATGCTCATCATTATCATAGTCGCATGTAATAGTTACTATATAATCACCGCCTTTTACTTCAGTTTTCATCTGCCAACTATCAATTTCATAGGTATTCACATAGTTATCTATTTTCGACCCTTCATAATTGAGTCCGAAAACCGTTCCAGTTGGTATTCCATGTGTTACATATAGCCAATCTGGGCCTTCTGTTCCACCCCAAATCAAGCCACCACTGCCACCGACTAAATCTGGTACTGGTACTGTATGGGTTTGAGTATCATATATAGTGTAACTTTTAAGATCATCCTCAACTTTATATTTCTTAACCCCAGGCCAGCATACGGCAAACATATTAAAATCAGAATTAGCTTGAATTGCCTTTACAATTAAGAACTCGCCATCAATTCTGTAGTCTGAACAATAATAGCGCGATATAGGATCAACAGTATCTTGTGCAATTATGCAAGGTGCAAATCCATAAACAAAAACTTCATTATTTACATAATTTTGAGTTGCCGCATAGTTGTCGTTATGTGTGGCCGCATCTTCGCTTCCAACCCAACTAGGATTAGCTGATGAAAAACATTCCTCCCAAGCATCCTTATACGCGTCTCTGGCAGCGAGTCCTACGCCTGGATAAGTGCCAATCCACGACTCAGTAAACCATGTAAAAGTGCTTGTTTTAGTTATATCGAACGTAACAGTTCCAGGGAATACCTCACTAACACCCGCCTTTATAACCGAATATTGAGGCCCATATTCAGTCATTACATAACCAGCTTCACCCTCTAATGTTGGCGACACTATGCTATCGTCTGGCATGAAGTTATATGTCATTTCAAAACCGTAAAACTCCGATATTTCATCAAATGTAGCAATATCATAAAATGCCCCACCCCACCAATCATTCCAGTCTGTAAAAAACTGATTATTAATTCCAGTTGTCAAGTCAGGTTCTTTTACATTCACCATCAAGTACGATTGTGTCGTAGTCGTTATTCTTACTATGAACCCGAGACATCTACATAGACCATCGCGTAGCGTTTTCCTTATCGGTACGTAAATCAACGCAACATCTGTGTCGTGATACCCGTCCGATCCAAGAACCGTCGAAACGACAATAGCTGACCCATCCTGACGTTCGACTTTATGTGTGTATCGAGTATCGGTCGAGTTGTTGGTTTGTTGTTGAACGTGCTTTTTAAACTCACCCAATATGATTCGTGCTTGGGACTGTAAACGAAACGCGGCTTGTTGATCACCGGCCAACACGAAACGCACCGGGCCTGTTTCTTTGCCGCCTATGTGTTCGTTGCCCCATTTCATTTATATCTGCCTGTGTATCGTTACGACTCTTGGTTTTAAATACGAAACACGCGCTTCAGATCCATTGATATTTTCAATCTCGAATTGCCATAGATCGCCTTTCGCGCCCCTGGCTAGATCCAGCTTAACGGTTTTCATGTCAGTAGTTTTAGCGACCGCGTACACCAATCGTTTCGAGTTATCAGAACTGATACGTAACTTGCACTTGCCGCCTTTAACTTTGACGTATAAATCAGGCACACGTTTTACGTACTGATTCTTGAAATTCATCTTGCCAGTTTTCACGTAGCCACTAATAGCCGCACCCGCGTCCGTTATCCCGGTTATCTCGTAAATACCCGAACTATTTGAACCATACTTACCGCTTATTCGATTAAATACCGATAATCTGAATTTTGATACAGGATACGTTTTTATCTGTCCTGAGTTTGTATCGGTTGTGGCTGATAAATTAATCGCCCAGGCTGAACTTTGCGTCGTAATACCATTCCATTCGACTGTGTTGTAATCCTCACTAGCAAGCGGGTTCTGAATACCTGAGAATCCTATGAATAGTAGATATTCCATACCGTCTTTATACAGGATCGTGGACGTGCCGCTTGTGTAATAGGGTATTGCAACATGGTCGGCTGTTACATCGACGGCGCCTTCCGGCGTACAGGCAACTAGACCTTGCTTGCCCATGTAATACTGCACTTTACCATTCTCGTGGTAAACCTCAGATCCTTTAATCGATCCAACGTCGCGTATCTGTTCAAGCGTCGGCGGTCCTTCTCCATCAATATCACGTAATGAATATTGAGCAAACAACGTGCCTATATAAATAACACCGGGACAGTTGACGACTGTTTGAATTGAACTGTCCAACTGAATACTTGATAACGCTTCCTGCAACGAATAACGTGGACCAAATCCATCAATATACGTCCAGTTCAAAAAAAATCCGTCAGTGTAATAAATACGCCCATAATGGTCGAGTATGCGCGATCCTGACGGGGGAGCAGGAGGAAATAGAAATTGTGTTTGTAATGGTGAATCAGAAATATTCTTGGTGATGTGTACTGAAGTAGTGGCTATCGGATATTCGTTGTAAAAATACAAGTCTGATCCATTGATAGACGACACATAAACGGCAAATTTAGTGACATACGCGGGAGGACTGGTCGGGAATGCCGTAAGCATAATGCCGCCGTCTTCTGGCACATTTACCAATGTACTCGGTCCGGCAGCGCCTTCTTCATCGCCTATGTACGTGATGACGACGTGATACATGCCGGCGTACATGCCGCCGTATGTTACCGGAGCGCACGTGGGGTTTGTTGGAACGGCGATTCCCCATTCCCTGGCCGCAGTTTCGCCTTTTATGTATCGACCCGTAACTGTGCCATTACTGAAATAAATTGTGTCACCAATGGGCCGTGAATAGCTCATCGGATTGTTGCCGCATCCAGTTTTTAAAGATACCGGCGTGTCGGCCAGTAATTTTAAAACACCATCATCGACGTATAAGACGCCAACACTTGATTCGTTTACTGAATGAGCATTAGCCGCTTCTACTAATTCGTAGCCATACCGGGGAAAAATAATATCCCCGGTATTGGAAAACATAACGTCAACCGCTTCAAATGCTTTACCTAACGGAACGGCGTCCAGGGCGAACCTGTTCGCCATTCCTGATAAAGTTAAAACAGGCGTGTCGGACATTAGCCGTTAAACGCAGACATCGGCCAGCTTAACAGATCCCACCATACTTCAATGGTGCCTGTCCAGGTTTGAGTCGCATCACCGTCAACATCGCCCGTTGTTGCATAGGCTGAGTTTAGATATAACTCTTTAGCAGTTGTTGTGCCGTCAAGGACAAAGAAATCGCCGACAACACCCGTACCCAAAATGGCTGATGTCAACGCACCGGCAACGTTAATCGTTGCTGATGATGTGAACGCAGTTGTTGGGATAAGATTTTGCGTAGTCGTTGCTAGCGTAGTAGATACTGCCGCGCTCGTACCAATACCTACCGCACCCGTCGTTGAATTTAACGTAGTCGCAATAGCACTGGTTGTTTTCTGTTTCAGAGCAATCTCGGCGGCTCTAAATTGAATCACGCCTTTTGGGAACGTGAATAGCTTGGAACTTTGATACTCAACACCATTAACAACCGTTTGCGGTAAATCAGTCAACGTAAATGTCGATTTTACTGACGTACCAACTTGCTTGTGTACAACAGATAATTGAGCTGCCGTAAACGTACCGCTTAATGGGTTCGCTGTGGTCGTATTTAATTGTCCAATGGAACCATTGGATTTTACCGCTAATTGACCTAGCGGTTGATCATCAAAAATGTCTGACATTGCAATATACCTTCAATGAGAAAAGATTAAAAAATTAATCAACCTACCCGCCATCACTGATAGTGAGCGTATAGGTAAATTGAATCGAATCGCCACTTTTAGCGTCAATGGAAGCAAACACAGTTCTGTCCCACAAAACGCCCGTTGATGCTGCGTTAAATAGACCATGCTCCGTTATCGCGGCATCCGCGTCAAATGTCAGTGTTGCTACTGTACTGTAAGTTTTTGCGACACTATTAACTTGAGTACCCACGCTACGTGTCGAATCAGGATTCAATGCTGTGGTGCATTCAGTCACAAGTGCAGTATCACCAACTGCTTCGGCTGTCGTTCCGGTTCCGCAAGCATGGTATTTAAACGTGGAAATATCAGCACTACCGGCGCCAGCGGCAAAATCATCACGTAGATAATTCACACCAGCGGTCGTAACAACACGTTTACCAATGCACCCAAGATCCAGCGTGGTGCCGTCATTACGTATGATAACAGCATCTACCGCGCCATACATCAACACCCTATCAGCATTACCCAACCAATGCGCAAACGTACCCTCAATCGCAACATATGACCCTAAATAGAAAGCGCGCCAATGCGCCTTCCAGTTCTTTATTTGATAAATAAGTTTTTGCATGACTAATCCTCTTTAATGTTCTACTAAATTAAATTTCAACGTAACGTCGAATCGTTTGCTTGCGCTTGGTGATACTCTCGCCAATACTGTGAAAAATCCGTTTGTTCTTGCTGTTGAATCGGCGGGTATAACAGGCGGTGTAATTGTTGCCGACTTATCATCAAACGATTCTGCAAAAGCAACCAATTCATCTGAAAATATAAATTCGACATCGCCAACCACTTCAGTAGGATGCAATAAGTTATACGGTTTTGCAATCCAAACCAAACCATCTGTCTCGCCATCTTCAAAGTCGTTTGTTTCTTCGTTATCACGCTTTGCCCATTCCGGTTCTGTCGTCGCATTTGATATGCCGGAATTTGAAACAGCATGATAGAAACCTTTAAACGTAGTCGGCAATACCACATCATATTCAGTAGCATTTACACGAATATAAACGCGGCCAGCTTCCCACGTTTCAGGGATAAACAACAAACCATACGATGTGAGTGAATCTGGATCGTGGTATGGAATCTCAAATGGCGCTTCCTGGCTTGCTACATATAACATGATTTATTTCTCAGGTGTAATTATAGTAGTGTCTTTTTTTGTAACTATTATAGACTTATCTGGCTGTTGAACAATTATCCATTTATAACAGCTCTTTAAATAATTAACAAATTTATATCGTATGCTGGTTAAACCGCCAGTAAAATTTAACGAGCCTGTCAAATAAACAAGAATCGTACCAATGGACGGATAAGAAATTGCACCGGCGAAACTCAATGCTCCGTCGATTAATCGATTCGTTTGTTTGATCGTAGCACCGGCGAAACTCAACGCTCCGTCGATTAATCGGTTGGTTTGT